TTTTCACCATGTACAGATATGATTGACTTTATATAAGGCATCCCGCCACGCTTAAACATAGCAGTCATGCCATTATTAATGTATCCTTTTATATCACTATATAGTTCACCCGAGCTTGAAACGTTCCAATCATCTCCCGCTACGGCTCTTAAGTAAGTCCCTCCTACACCCTTCATTATAATAAAAGACTGCTGACCTGCTGTATCATAACTGTACAGCAATGATGGTGCAAGACTTATAGTAGTATCTTCACCTTGTACTGTACTGTTTTTAAAGGCGTTAAACTGAGATACATTATTCCATGCAGCAACATTTTGTTGTTGCGCTAATAAAACAGAATCCGCTGTTTCTTTTGTAGTAGAATCGTTGTTATACCCGTCAGCATTGGATTGCCCCCATAAAATATAACCTCCGACAGTGTCTAATATTGATTCTTTTGTTATTAATGATGGGAAAATGTAATCATTAATTTTCGTATATCCATATTCATTTTCATATTGGAATAAAGTCTGAGTGTTATTCCAATTTGTTGACTGGTTAAAATTGCTAATTGCCCCGTGTGTAAAAATTTGATTTGTTTGTGGAATCACATTATAAACATTGTTACTATACCCGTTCGTAGTAGGATACATCACAACTTCATCCCCTGTCAAATTGTGATTATAAAGAGAATCCAGTTTAGCTGTTGTCATAAGCCCCTTACAAAAACGAGCTTCTAATAAGTCACCCTTCATGTAGTATATGCTGTAATAACCAAAATATAGCCCTGCCGTCTTATTACTCATATAAGTAAACGTTCCCGATCCCCTATCAACAACATCTTTTGCAACCTTGTCGATATAAATATCAATACCTGCTACTGTTTTGGTCCCTCGATAAACAAAAACGAAGTTGTGCCATCCGTGATAATATGCAGCAATAGTTGATGTTCTACGCCCTATTGTAGCATTATTTTCAGAATAAACATCAAAAAGAAGATAATTATTTGAAGCTAATAAATAACTTGTAAATTCCCCCGTTTTAACAAAAAAACCTGTGTTTTGACTGTCAAGCTTTGCCCAAATTGAAATGTAAAATGGCTCATCATAAGTTCCTGTGTCAGCAGGACTTAAAATATCCAAATCGGTAATATTAATATACTGATTTGTGCCATTGAGAGTAAGGCTATACTCTGTTATCGAATCGAATTGGGTACTTGTTCTTCTATTTATCCCAACCTCTCCCCCCATTGCATTTGCAAAGCCAACATCCTGTGAAGGTATTATTTGTGAATAAGATAAATTAAATATGAATAAAATTAATAATACTAATCTAAACTTCATTATTCGTCTTCTTTTTTTAATCCACTGAATACTCCACCATTTGTGAAGAATATAAACGTCATATCATCTATATAATTTAAACCTAAACCAAAATTATATCCAACTCCAGACGGCAGTGTCCCACCAACTATCCATGTACTATCTATAAGTTGTACAGAATCAGTAACTATTTTAATACTATCTATACCATATACTGATAGTTTATATATTTCGTCTTCTAAACTAACATCTATAGTATCGTTACTGAATACACCAAAAAATGCTTTTTCAGATGATATTGGATCTATTCCAATACCGGAAGATGAATTATAAATTAAATCCGTTATAGCACTTTTAAACAATGAAATAGTTGCATATGAATTTGAAAAATTTGAATGAGAAAGTTGAATACGATCATCAGCAGATATATATAAAAATATATCACTTGCAATTTCTTCTATCTTTATAACATCACTTTTTCTTACACTTGTAACTAAAGGCGGAGTTGTTGACTGTACTATTTCAATATAGTCTTTATGATTTACTATTGTCTGAGTTTGACAAAATGTCATTATTGTAACAAGAGATATTATTAATGATAATAATAGTTTTTTCATTTTATAGAATTTTTGTAAAGATAAGTATAATAATTGACAATTCCAAATTATTTTTAATAAATTTGATAACAAAAAGCATTATATTTGATAACGAGACATAAAAAATAAGGGAGACTTTTGATCTCCCTTAAAAGGATATAAATATACAAGACAGAGAAGAAGGAGCTTATGAAGTAGATATTCCCAAAGCAGTCCCAACATTAGCAACACCAGCAGCCACACAAGCTACATAAAGTGTTTTTGGAGAATTTGCTTGTCCACCTAAAGCGGTATCCATAGCATGAGGAAAATCTATTTTAAATATACCATAAGTACTTGCAGAAGCAGCATCCTGATGATAAGAAGGATCAGGTGTAGCCGTCCTATAAGGATAGTTATTCATCTGCCATTCAAATTCACGTTCAGCAACCCATTCATAAGTACCAGTACCTTTACTGATAGCCTGAGATTCAGTTACTAATGTAGCACCAAAATCCTGTAAAACAGTTTTCCATGATACATAAGAATCTGAATTAAATACTCCTTTTACAAAAGTTTTCTTTTGACCAGAAAGTTTTAATCCCCAATCACCTTCATCTGTAGAAACAATAACTCCAACAGATGCAGCAGCAATAGCTTCAGATGCACCCTGATATTTCATATCAAGTTCAAGTACAATTGTACTTGTAGCAGCACCAGTAATAGCAACAACTTTATAACATGGATATGTTTTAGTTGTAGCATGACCGAATCTAATTATATCACCTACAGCAATACTTGAACCATCAGTATCATATTTACCAGCATCATCATCTGTACTATTTTCAGGAATAGATACATATTTGCTTCCTTTAGTTACAGTAACTGCGCCAGCAGAAGTAGCAATACTTGTTCCAGAATTTACACGTTCTACGCGTACAATTTCTTCCGGTTCACGACTAAAATTAGCGACAAGACTCTTTGCAAGTCCAAGTGCAATTTCTGCCTGAGTTGAGGAAGCATCAGATTTATAAAATCCTTCTTTTACAAGTTGCTGCATAAATCCCATAGTAGTATTATCAGATACATACATTCTAATAGTATAAATATTACTATTAGTTACTGTAATACTTCCTGATGTACCGTTGTAGCCAATATAATCTATTTGTCCTTGTGATGCAGCATATGCAGCATAAGTCATAGATGTTTCCTGTCCTTTGGTAATTACATCAGAAGTAAGCAATAAATTACTTCCAGCAGCAAGACCTTTTACAGCTACTATATATTTATCACCAGCAGCTAAACTTGTATAGTCATTACTTGCTACAAGCACACCATTAGGATATGCAATAGCCAATTCACCTGCTGCTAAATCTGCAATAGTTCCTGCTGCATAAGAATCTGCGGCAGTAGCTACTAAAATTTGAGCAACATTCTTTATAGTTTCCATTTAAATCTATATTAAGTTAAACAATAAAAATTATTCTGTTATTAACCAATCTAAGATCATAATATCATTACATGAAATATTAAAATCTTTAAATTCTTTTATATTAATCTTTGGAACAGATACATCAATATTTTTGTCAAGTAATATATCCATTTCTTTACTAAATATTTGTAAATCTTCCTTTTTAATCCTATAATCTCCGGGACTATCTTTAATTTCCTCTCCAAATTCAATAATTTTTTGCTTTCGTATTTCTTCATAAGATAGTATTTCAGGACTAACCTTATTTATAAACACTTTTAATTCCCAAGCCACACTTATAGGCAACTTTTCTTTTAATATATTTTGTAAAGCAACTTCACTATTAATTAGGTCTCGTAATTTTATCATAAATATTAAGTAGTTAATAATGCAATATACTTTGTTCCTGCCGGAGTTTTAACAGCAAGATAGCCCGCTGCTGTTGATCCAGGACTACCAGTTTCAGTCAAAAATCCAGCCGCATCTTCAAAATTAAATAATACAGGCATTCTTCCACCATTATAAACAGTTATGCAACCATCGTTGGCTATTGTACCATTATGAGACAATCTTAACAAATAATCTCCACCACTTGCTTTAGTAGTTTCGTGTGTATCAATCCACGTACTCCATCTACTACCACTTGAAGAAGCTGTAGCTTGTATACAAGAATATAATCCACAAACAATATTATCTGCCAATGCTTGTGTTTTAGCTAAAGGTTGTGCATATCCTTGCACTGCATATAGATTTGCATAATCATTAACATTTGCACTTGCAGCAAAATTCCCTGCAACAACACCAACAGGATTAGTAACAATAGTACCATCTGCTCTTGCTCTTATACGCAATGTTGCATAATCTCCAGATGTAGCAGAATAACTTGCCAATATTTTAAATGCACATGAACCAACAGTAGAATGAACTATCCACGTAGAACCAGTACTTAGAATTGTACCATCAGTATTAGTACTTGCAGGAGTACCTGTAAATTTTATAAGATTTGTTACTGCACCAGTATTACTAACAACATATCCATCTGTAAGATGATCAACAAGATCATTATACTTTTCAGCATATACAGGTTGTATCTCACCAAGAGTTTTAGAAGGTACAAAATTATATTTTGTAATTTTATCAACCATTTTATATTAAATTAAGTTAAACATTTTCTTTTACTAACATTCTCGATCTTGCTATAATATCTATGCTCCTTGCAATTAATTCTTCATGTAATGTTGAATCCAACCCACTTGTTGCTCCTGTAAATATACTTATATCATTTGGTTTCATAATTCCAGTTGCATGATAAGTTGTTATAGTATATGTACCATCAGTAATCAATTCGTGTCTTTTAAGATCTGTTGTCAAATCTCTATATGTAAGTCTCCAAATTAGATCATAATAAGGTTTTTTATCCGGATTATGTATATTAGCGTTATAATAATCAAACGATTTAGCTTCAACTGGAACATTAGTCAATACTTTATTATTATATAGTGTTGTAGCATGTTCCTCTAAAATATACAATATTGATGGGGTTAACGTAACTAAAAAACCAGTAGGTTTTTGGCCATCAACAAAACTACTTAATGACATTGGATACACCAACGATGAAATTAGTTTATTTGCTTTTTCAATAGACAATCCCTGACTATATAAATCATCAATAATTGCTATTTGACTTGTGTTAAGTGCAGAATCTATTTCGTAAGAATTTATAGAATCTACAACATCTTTTCCGAGAAAAGCAAGCCTCTTTTTAATTTTATGATGAAGATTATCTACGGTCATTATTGTAAATTTAATGCTGCCGCTCTTTCAGGATCGGCTGTTTTTATTGCCTTATTTGCTGCAATTTGTGTTAACCTTAAATGTAAACTTGTATCCAATTCTGATGAAATATTGTTTGTTATATTAATTGCAACAGGTTTTCTTATATAGGTTATCTCAGATTGGTTTGGATTTATTCCATCATAATGTAAACTATAAGAATCAAGTTGTACCATTATAACTCTTCCAATTCCTGAATATTCTTCAAACCAATATTTTGGAATTTCTAAAACAGGTTTATTAAAACTTGTTGTCAAATAATTTCCAATTTCTGATTTTAATATCTGTTCTGTAGGATACCATTTAGATTCAGCAATAGGAAAAGAACGTTTTAAATAAACATTGAGTGAATAAAATTTCCATAAGTCAGTAAATCCTGTATCTAAAGATATTCTTGCTTCATAAGGTAAAGTCCCTGATCCCATAGTAGCATATTGTACTTTAGTAATATGCCCCAATAGATCAATTCTTTTACTATTTATTGCTTCATCGACAATTGATTCTTCAGCATCAATTAGAAATTGACTTATTTCGTTATCTTCATAACCAGGGGCTTCCCCATTTGTTATTTTATCGTAATAGATGAGGAAGCCTGTTTTTAATTCACTTGCAGTCATTATTTTTTATAACTCTCAATGTAATTTTGAATTTTAAAATATATTTCCTGATTTCTTTCGTCTTTAAGATATTTTACTGAATTGTCTAAAGTTAATCCAAGAGGAATACCATCAATGGTTATAAAACCATCATTTACAGCATATCGTATAACACCACTATTAATGCCTTTTATAATCAATACTTTATATTCCAAACTATCAAGATTATTTACAATCTCCATAAATCCATCCAAATCAGTATCAATTATTTTATCCAATTCTGCAATATAAAATTCAAGTTTTTGATCAATAGAAGGACGTTTATAGCTTCTGCTTTGTAACCAATAAATAAATAGTGTATTATATAATTCTTCAGCAGAAGATTTAATTTTACCAAAATATTTATAAGCCTGTTCTTTCTTCATAGCTTTAGTTACTACTTCATTTGTAGTATCTGCTTCCTCTACAAGAACCATTTTATAAGTACCACTATTATATTTATCAGCCCATGATGGAGCTACTGCACCACCAGCCGGACTTGTGTTTGCCAATAAAACTTTATATTTTATATAATCTATTGGTTTATTAAGGTCAAGTTCTAAAAGAACAGTTTCTTCTGTAGCAACGGTTTCTGGTTTTGAAACCCTTAACTCATATTTCTTCCAAAAATTATCTTTAATCTTTGTAGCCAATAAATCTCCGGTTTTAAAATCTAAACCTGACTTTGCAGGATTTTCAAAGAACTCTCTTTCATCTGGTGTTAAAACTTCTTTAAGATAACCAGTATTTGCATCTATTGGAACAACTATAGTATGAACTGTTTCATCATACATCCAATGTCCACTATGTCCTCGTTGGAGCCAGCCACCATCTCTGAGGACTGGCTTCAAAAGGATTTTACCTCCAGGTAATTTAAATTCAACTTTTTCCATTCTTCTCTAATATATTTATACTAATTAAAACAATGCTATTGGTGCATAAGTACCTGTTCTGGTAGGATCATAAATTACTGCTCCACCAATGAAGGCACGATGTTCAGTCCATCCATCAACAGGGTTAGACATAATACGTGTCCTGCTTGCAGTAGGAGAAAAAGGATCTCTTAAACCAGGTTCAAAACCACGAATATCACCATCTCTTACAGAGAATTTTTGAATATTAGGACGGCCATCGGACGTACCCATATTAAGAATATCATAAACATAAGATTCAGCTAATCCAGGTTTACCGGCAATACGCAACTTATTACGTTCAAAATCATCTTTAGAACTATCGTGTACCAATGTAACTTTAATTCCATTAGGGCCAATAAATTCTAAGAATTGCCCCCTATATCCAAGACCATTATCACCAGTCTTGTAAATTCTTGAAGTTTCCTGTGTAGGAGTATAAAGTGCACTGTAATCTTCCAATGCTTCAGAAAACTGGTACATTCCCCATTCACCTGTCAGCAATGATACGGCACGCTGTCCCATTACTATTTTATTAACAGAAAGATCAAGAAGAGTTTCAGTAAGTTTCTTTATACTAAATTCATTATAACTCCAATAATTAGTAGCATTCATTTGCTGTTTAATACCTGCACCCATCCTAAGTTCATAACCAGATTTTCCTTTCTGATAATACAAACCATCACTGGATTTATTAGATGTAGCATACATAAGCATTTTAGATACTTCATCCTGAAATTGTCTTTCATATTCCCAAGAACGATAATCCATCCATGTAGTCATAAGATTTCCTGATTCTGGATCAACCCACGAAAACTTAACAGGACGATTTATCATATTTCCAGGAACTGTATCCTGCATACGAATCATTGTAAAAGCATTCCTCATTTTGAAAGGGAACGTGTAATGTACTCCACCACCTTTTTTAGACAAGGTAGTTTCTACAGGAGAAAAGTCTTTACTAAATCTTTTACTTGCAATCAATTCGTCATAAGGAACGAATAAATTCCTATCACCTGTATTTAAACGACACCTGTATCTCCATAATCCGCCAACACTAACCGGATCTTCAAGAATGAGAATAGGATACACTTCATTACGTTCACCAACAATTTGGTTTACATCAGTGAAGCGTGCTTCGTTGAAAAACAAATAAAATTCAGTAAAATTTAGTCCTGCTTTAGATGTAGCAGATACTGCTGTGCCAAGTGTAATTTCAGCTTTAACCAAAGGTACATTCTTAACACCATTCGATACAATGTTCCATTCAAAATCATCATCCGTGTCTTTAATAACAGTAGGAAAACGATTAAGATAGGAATTAATAGTTGCTCCTGCATTGGCCTGATGTATCATAATAGCCAAATTGGAAGCAGACTGAGGTTCAATACCAAATCTGTACCCTAAGTGATTCTGGGTAACGAGACCTGTAATATCCTCAGATTCCCATAATTGAAAAGGAGATATTCTCATTTATTTATTTAATTTAAATATTAACTTCGTTTTTTAAAAAATTTGTCAATGTTTGCAAGTGATTTACTCATATCAGAGTCTATTTGTTTTTCATTAACTGTTTTACCAACACCTGAATACCCACCAGTAAATCTTGTATTACTTTCAAACGCCTTCTTTAATTTGTTTGTAGCCTCTGTTGTAAATTTCTCATTTAATTTAGAAAAATCAGGTTTAAAATTACCGTCTTTATCTATATTAAACAATCCAAGCATGTGATAATAGTGTAATATTGCTAAATGTGCATATGGATTTCTCTGTTGCATCATTTGAACTACATTTACTGCTTTACCGTCTTTATCATAACCAGCAGGATTAGTAATAGATTCTACTATTTTTTCCTTAGTTGGTTTATTGATTTTAAGACCTGGTACTATTTCAGTAAAAGTTTCAACCTGTTGTTTAAGTGTTTTTAACTGTTCATCACGATTTTGTTTATCACGATTATCAGATTCTATCTTTTCCTGTTTAATACGTTTGTCTTCACGTTCATAAAATCCCTTTAAAAAAGTCAATGAACCTTTAGATTTCTCTGAAAGCTTATTAGTATCTTTATATGCAGATATAGTATCTTCCACTTCATCTTCAGTCATTCCCTGAACAAGTAATTTTTGCCTTGTCAATTCTTCCTGAAGTTTTTCATCTGCTAAATCATCTTCTGTAAGAGTAGATAAATATTGTATATTATTCTTTACTACAGCATATTCATCAACTGGATAACCATTGATCTTAGCTTCAAACAACATTTTATCTTCTTCAGTTAAAGTACCTTTATATTCTTCAAGACGCTTTTCAACTATAGTATCTATAGTACGTTTATTAAGTTCATATAAAGCACCTTCTTCACCTTTTTCCTCAACAAGTGTTTTCCACTCATCTTCAGTAAATTCTTCAAAAATACCTTCTTTTGCGTTATATTGTGCAAAAGCTAAATAAGGTGAATCTGTATCAACTTCTATTTGTTCTTTTTCTGTAACTACGGGTTCTATTTTATCTTCTTTTTCGGTTTTAATATCATTAAATCCAAAAGAATCTATTTCAAAAGAACCATCTTCATTTACTTTTGGTTTAACAGTTATCTCTTTAGTTTTATCGTCTTCCTTCTCCTTAATAATAGGATCAGGTATTTCAATTAAATTAAAAAGATCATTATTATCCAAAATTCCTTCTTTCTTTGCCATAATAAAAATTTATTAAATTTAAGTAATATTTTCCAATTTACAAAGCTTTTATTATAATATATAATTTCCTTTATAACTAACTATAACTTTTTACTTGCAGATTTTGTTTTACTAATTGCTTCTGTAGCTTTATTATGTCTTTCCAATTCTTTAAGTTGCTCTTGTTTAAGCTTATAGTCTTGCTCTAATTTTTTATAACTTTGCTGTAATTTTTCCAGTAATATAGGATCCGTATTTTCTTCATTACCTGCAAGAAGTATTTTGGTTTGATTATCTCTGATATTCATCCTGTCTTCCAGATCCATCTTAGCAGCTTCTAATTCCTGCTTAGCTTGTATTTCTTGTAAAACAATATCTTGTTGCATTTGAAATTCATCACTTCTACGTTTATTAGATTCTTCTTCGGCTGTTTCAATTTTCCTACGAAGACTGCTAACAGAATCAGAAAAATAAATATCCAATAAAGTAGCAAATGTAATTTTATCATTCTGTAAACCAGCTTGCGCTAATCCTTCAATTTTTTGGTATAATGTTGTTAAATCAACATCACTTGAAATCATTATACCATATTCTGCTTCATTAATAAGTTTACCGTCTAATGTAGTAATTACAGAAGTTAAATCATCAGAAATATACTGAAGCTTTTCATTATCTTTGTCTCTCCACGCATATTTAGCCGTTTCAAGTAATGCTTCTAATACCCTTCTTTTGGTATCATCATGCAACATAAACCATTCTTCTGTTATATGAGAACTTTGTAAAACAGCTCTCTCTACACCACCAACAGTTTCCCTATTATCAATTTGCCCTTCTCTTTGGTCATTAACTCCTGAAATCCTACCCATCTGATCTTCTATAAACTGCAACATAACAATATGTTGCTGTATATAATTACCAAGATCAAGATCAATAGTATTAGAATTTTGGTTCATATTACCCGCAAGCTGTCCAGTTGCAGCACCTTTATTTCCTTCATTAAACGGATCATCAAGTGCCCATCCCATAGTTTCAGCATAATAAATCCACTCATCTACATTCCATCCATCAGGAATCCTTGACATATCTAATTTAGGAATTTTACCTTTAGCTTTAGCAAAAGCAACCTCAGTTCTATACATAATAACATCATATAAATACTGATAAGGCAACATTCTGTCCATTAATGAACGTGCCTGTGAAACATTTGTATTATATATAGTACCTACATATCCTGAACCACATTTTGATTTGTTTGCCATAGACCTAAACTGTATCGGTCTTGGCCCCCATTTAACATAAATACAATTAGCAAGTTCAGTTATTTCCCACCACTCATTAATCCAAAACCATTTGACCTGTTCCCCTAATGCTAAATTTGGTTCATAATATTCATCTACAGTTTTCTTTTGTAAGTTTCCATCTTCATCATACCAACTTATTTCACCTACTTTTCTAAGACTTCTCCATACAACCCTAACTTTTCTTATATTTCCATTTGTATCATAAGGAGCTAAATTAGTATTACTTAAATAATAATTTAAATCTATATTCTTTGGAGATAATGAACCATCATCATTAGCAATTACACCATCAATTATAATAGGATTATTTGGCCCCCTACCAACATTGTAATTTACAAGATCTAATTCAGTATCGCCATTAATTGCTCTTTCAAGTTTCTTAATATCATCGGCCTCTAAATATTCATAGTAATCGTCTATAACCCTTCCAAATGGTTGATATACATCTTCTATAATTATATCTGCATCCTCTATGAAACAACTATTACCCATACGAAGTGCTGTTATAGACTGCGGATCACATTTATATACTATAGGTTCTCCTGCAACAATATCTGTACAATAAATTTCTTCTGCTACTGCAAGTACATCTTTAAATCCTTTATTCCATTTTATTTTAAGATTTTCCTTTTTAACCAAATATTTTAAATAATGTGTTGCCCTTAATTCCCTTAAATCCTGAAATTCATATTTCTGATATTTTCCAAAACGTTGTATTGCTTGTTGCAATTCTTCCTCACTATATCCTTCACTTGTAAGATATAATTCAAATAATTGATTTAATTCACCTATTAAGGTGGTTTCCTTTTGTGAAATAGCGTCTGGATTAACTACCATTACTCGCCAATCATATTTTCTACGTGATTCTTCACCTACAAGTAAATCAATTTTTTTATTTGCTATAGGATAATTCTGCATTTTAGCAGGAAATGTTGCCCCTCTTACATTCCAGGGATTAACTACACGTTCAACATCTTTTTCATCTAATACACCATTAAGAAGCCCATAATTAACTCCCATACGTTGTTTAGATTTACGTATACCAGTAGTCTCTGAGTATGCCTCACCAACAGCTCCTTTTAAACATTCTATACAAAAATCTTTATCCTTAGCATTAGTACTTCTCTTTTGTGATGGAAAACGTACTATATGATTCTTATTCTTAATTTCGTTCATTTTAAAAAATATTCCTAATTTAAGTATTTATTTTAAATAATTCATTAATTTTCTTAATTTCTGTATTTTTTTTATAACTAAATACAGGTTTATTTCTACCAAATATACTACCATCCAATTTAGATTTTCTCGTTTCTTTTGATGACTGTATCTCCCTATATTTTTCTGCTCTATATAACATCAACATTCTCAACGCACTTACCCTATCAAAATTTCCTTTAGGATTATAATACAATAATTCTTTTAATAAAGGATAGGATCTTATTTTAGTAAGGTTAATAACATTTTCTTCATCTCCATATGCCTGTTTCAATAACCACGTTTTAATCAATTCATCGGCATGTTTATTTATAAATTGACTTGTCATAGTGCCTTTACTTCTATTTCCTTGACCTTTAAAACTTGCTGTATTTTTATCTGTTAATATATCAAGATTATCTGCTAATAAATATAAACAGTTTCTATTCTTAAAATAGGTGTATAAACCTTTCTTTTGTTGTTCATAATTATCAATAGCATTGTAATATATTAACCCTCTTCTTAAATGTTCATAATAATATTCAACATCATTTGGTCTTCCTGAATATTCTGCAACAATTCTATCTGTCCATGTATCTAAAATAAAAGAAGATTGTATAGATTCTGATTGTAATGAAGCATCGCGGTCATCATCAACTGGGTCTGACGATGCTAAATATCTTCCACTAACTATATTACCAAGATTATCTCTTATTGGATGTTCCCAAATAACCCAACAACCAGCAATGTTTTCAATATCCCTTAATGGAAAAACACGTATAGGTGTAACATCTAACGACGGTTTCCACATAATTTTTCCATTCTCATCAAAATAAAATTCACCAATAAATTCCATATCTTTATAAAGTTTATCATGAGAATCTATATATGATATATGTCTTCTTATTTCTTTTGTTGGAAAATCATTTATACTTGTTTTTAATAAAGCTTCGTATGGAAATATTGGATGTTCAGCTATATATCTTGTATAATTATCAGGATTTTTAGAATTATTCTTAACAAGCTCCCTATTTTTTAATATAATAGACATAGCCTTTTCTTTATCAGAATTTCCATCTTTATCCATACAACCAGAATAGTTTTGCCATTCTGGTACAAACCATCCTGTTTCATCCGATAATTCATCTTCTTGTCCCCAATTATTATTTACAGGATGAACAGAGTATCCTTTTGGTGTAGTAAATAACTCTTCTAACCCCATAATATTGTCTCCTTTATCATCTCCTCCTGTTCCAAAAGCTATAGCCAAACCTAATGATATATTACCTTGTCTCATGGATGGTAACATAGCACTCCATGCTTTTAATAGATGCGGATTAGAACCACTTTCTTCAAATAAAGATAACTTAGCTAATTTTCCTCTTACTTTATTCCAATCATCATTTAATGTAATACCTGCAATATCAGATTTAAATCCTGCTTCTACTTCAACTCCATTGTCTTTAATTTTATAACCGGATCGTTTATGAAAAATTGTATTTATAGAACGTCTCTTAGAAAATGGAGTATATGTATCTACAAAATCTAACATTCCCCATGTCTTATTTAATATACCATCAGCTTCTGTTAGATATTGTTTGTCATGAGCATAAACAAATGATTTTGATCCTGGTAACAAGAAATAATTTCTCGAACACATTGACCCTGCTTTATAACTGTATCCACGTCTTCTTGTTTTTAATACTACGGCGTGTTCTCCAACATTTTCTGCTTCATCAAGATAATGATAATATTCATAATCACCGTCCCAACAATCAGGAAAATCTAATGTTACTATACCAGATACTTTATCATCCTTAATATCTGATGTAGCAACAGCTTTCATTATAGGGCTAAAATTCAAATACCAATAATAGTAACCGGGTATATTATCTCTTCCTATATTGTAACCTTCTACACTTCTCCTTGCTTGTTCTATCCAAAATCTTTTACCAGAAATTGAATTAGGATCATGTTTACAATACTTACCTGTTTCTATAAATTCTAACGCTGCACTTCTAAACTCATCTGTATTATATGGCATCTATTACATCAAAATTATATATTGCTGTTGTATCTTTATTTGTTATATAAAAAGGATAATAATCATTATATTTCCAGGGATATACTATAGTAGAATAACTATAATTTATTACTGTGTTACATTCCAACTCGTATTCCTTCCATGTTTCATTTGGAAAAATTTGATTTAAAAATTCAAACAAATCCTTTAATTTAATATTGGATTCTACATTTATCTTTTTATTTATTGTATCAATTTGTATTTTCATTTTATTAAACTATTTAAATCTATTATTTTTAAAACCATACCAATAGGTATTCTTGTATATGTACCAACCATATCAGTGTGAATTGATCCATCTGCATCGGTGGTTTCTGATGTTTTATGCACTATTGTAACATATTTTTTGTCTTCGTGTACAAGTAATCCAACTTCTTTTATAATTACCTTAGAATCACTATTAACTAAATCTCTTAGTATTTCAGGATCAGTCCATTTATTTTCTGTTGGCCCATAAGCATCAAGCCACTCTATATATACCCACCTACGTTTTTCTCCCATAAAGATCTTTTACTTTAAAAGTTATTTCATCTAAAAGTTCACCTTCAATATCATAAATATATACTCTATTATAGTCTTTAAATAAACTACTATCAGATATAATCTTATATTCTTTACCTTCATTATCTTTAGCAAAGAATTTAATTTGCATTATTATATCCATATGTTTTCCCTACAATAATTTCAAAAAATAACAATCCTATTACAACTTGATAAAATTCTTTTCCATCATAATCCTGTCCCTCTTCTGTATGAATACCTAATGATAATTGACCACTAAATATGTCGTTTTCTGATATTTCTATATATAACATTTTTCCTGTTTAAAAACTCTTTAAATTCTTTATATAATTCTTCTTTTAACTTGTTGAGATCATAACATACATCAAATATCTTTTCCATTTTTCAAAAGGTTATAAAAGTCTTTCTTACGCATCAGTACAAAATCCCCTTCTGTAACAAATCTTGTATTAGCTTTATAAGTTTTCCTATGAAATATTATCAACGGTTTATCTAAACTTTTAACAGTCTCTTTTAACTTCTCAAACTTTCCTATCAAATCATAATATTTAACTATAGATTTACTATTCTTACATTGTATAAAATATTTAAAAGTTTTACCAAATATATCTACACCATTGTTATCCATGTTTCTGGATTCTGCCCTTGAAGTTACTACATCACTAAAACCTAAATCTTTTAATTCGTTAACTATCTGACGTTCAAATGAATGGCCAGCAGAACGATTATTGCGTATTGTCTTTTCCTTCTTCATAAACTATTATTTTATAATCCCTCTCATTGAATCATCTAACCAAGAAGCTGTAGATGGGTCTTCAAATACACCTACAATCCCACCACCCCTAATCTTACTATCTTTTAATTCTAATTCCTTTCTTGCTCTTTCTTTCCATTTCTCGATAGCTTCTATAATCTCTACAGATTTAACAACAGCACCAGTTAAATCTTGTGGCTTCCACACAGGTTTACCATTCTTATCTCTCTCTTCTAATTTAACAGTTTCAAAGTATTGTTTCATCTGTTTAGCAGCAACCATAGCAGAATTTAAAAATGCCATAGAAAATGTTTCCTGTACTTCAATATATTTATCTACAGCAGCGTCTATAACTGTATCTGGTTTCCACCCTTTCTGTGTAATTACATCATTAGTAATAGCTTCATCTTTTTCTTTGTTGGAAGAATATTTATCATAAATAGTATCGTAGTATCCCTTCCAAAACACAAAAGACAATTCTTCTAATGCATTAACTTTATTTTTATTTGTATCCCTATCCCATATTGCTTTAAACTCTTTTATCATTAAAGCTTCCGGTGTAACAACTAAATTTCCTTTTTGATCTATCTCAAGTATCTTCATCCTTCTTTATATAACCTATTTTTGTACTATCTTTAGTTTTAACATCTTCAAAAAATGCACCATCATAATCATCCTTAAATTTTATACCAAGAAAATATTTTTTCTCAATAGTTACGTCTTCTATAAAGTAACCATCTTCATTCCTCTTGGCTGTTCTGATTTTTTTTCTTTTTAGCACGTTTTTGTTTTAAATGCCATTTTTTACCATCTTTTACTTTAAAAGTACCAAACTTGGGAAGATAAACAGTATCAAATTCTAATGTTTCAGCGTTTCCACCAGAAATTGCTTTGGCAACTATACTAAACTCTGCTTCAATACACTTTCTAACTTCTTCAGTAGTACTTTTATATTTAACAGCTAATTTTTTAAGTAACTGCTTTGATTGGTCACTATTCATCTACCAGGGATACTTGTTATTAATGGCTTGTCTTCTCTTTTCACCAACGTTCTATCTCTTACTATAGAACCACAATCAATACATCTGTAAACATTATATAAATTAATAAATGAATAATAATATTTTTCTTCAATATGTTTAATGTGCTTTCCACCACATACAGGACAACAATCTTTTGTATTATTATAATTATTCCAATTTGGATGATTATTTATGTATGGTCTAAAAGACAGATAAACATATTCTAATACAATTATATCTTGCTTGTTGTATTCAAGCATATACTTTAAAGAATTTTCGTCTCCAAACATACATTTTTTCCATAAAGAAAAATTAGTATCTTTTTTTGTTGGAAATCCTAATGTAGTTGCTATGGCTCCTAAGTTGTTGTGAGTAAATCCAAATTTATTTCTGGCTGTAACAAGTGTATCAACGGTTTTATATGGAGAAGGTGGAAATATACCGTGTATTAAAAATCTGGTGTTTATATTCTGAATATCAAATGGAACATTGTGTACAATAACAATATCAGCTTCATCTAAAATATTATATATTCCTTTACATAACCTTAAATCATTTTCTTCTAAAACCTCTTCTTTTGTTAAAACTTCTCCATATAAACTATCATCATATAACCATTTATATGAATAACTTAATATATACCAATCTGAAATAATTTGATCAGATTTTATATAAGTATTTTTCATTTGCTTTTGAAATATGGCAATAAGACAGGCTTGTGTTTCAATGTCCAATAATAAAATTCTCGGATTTTTTTTGTGTTTATTTTGTGTACTAATTTTTATCTTTTCCTTTGCCTCATAAATTAATTTTTTATCACATTTAAACCATTTTGCAAGCTTTCCTGCACCCATCTGTAATTTGTAAGGATGGTCTTTAAATTGTTTAATAACTTGTTCTAAATTCATTATATATTTCTAATTTTGACATATTTCAAATTCTATAATACTTGTTAAATATAAATAGTTTGGTTCGCCAAAAGCTACGTTAGTAAAGTGATGTACAAAAGGAATCTCATTATGATCAAGTTCTTTGGTCAATTCAAACTTCTTTTGTAAAATACCATTTATAGTTTCATCTATAAATTCATCCCTTCGCAAAACTTTGGCGAATTTAACTATTGCATTATTCACTTTCTGTAAACCTGATTGTAAGTTCACTATAAATATCTTTTGGTAATAATAATCTCTCTTCTATCTTATCATGTACTACAAATCCCTTATCACGTAAACTTTTCAATTTGTTATGAAAACTATATTGTGATATTTGTAGTTTATCCATCAATACCCTTTTTGTAGAATAATCAAATATTATTTTCATCCTATCATCATACTCTATATACTTTTTCTCCTCATTTAAAGTAAGGAGAAGGGCATATATGTCCATCTCCTTTTTAGTAAGAGTATTGAAAGGCTTAAATGATGAAAGTAATGTTAACAACGTTATGTAAAAATTATCCTTCTTTACCGGTAGGTTCAATGTCACCATTATCCTCTTGTTTTGATTGTTCTGCCATTTCCTGATTAATTTTGGCTATTTCTTTATTAAGATTAAATTCTGTTATCTTAGCAGTATTTAATTTATTTAAGATTTCAATGTATTCAGCTTCTGTTTTGAGAAATCTTATCTCATCTTTAAGAAATTTATCTCTTTGTATGCGATATTCTTTTAACTTCTCAAGCTTCATACGAGCTTCTTCCTGTTTAACCTGTTCATCAGATTTACTGATTTCTTCTCCATCAAGATTAACTAACTTAGGTTTTTTAACTTCTAACATAAAAATATTTTAATTTATTAATAATGTGTTCCTTTTGTGGATGTTTGCCATCTTTTGACTGTTGAACCAATATAATTTATTGGATAACCCTCAAATTCTGTTACATCTTCTCTATCCTGTCCACAATCAGGACATTTTATTTCTTCAGAATGTAACTTACCTTCTTTCTCATTGAATACATATCTTATCTTATTAAGATGTATTTCAATGTTAAATTGTTTACATTCTTTATTGTTACACTTCAGTTTTGGCATGATAAATCTCATTATATGTTTTACCACGAGCATCACCAACAAATCGTATAATACTATTACCTTTTGCTATTTCCAAAGGTCTTATCTCACCAATACCAAAAGCCAACATATTTATTATTTCTTTTGTTGTATAGTTACAAAAATTTTCTAACTGTTTATCTGTTGTTTCATTTGTAGTATAATGAATGTCATGTTCTTGCTTAAATAAAATTTGTCTGGTATTTGGATACTCTACTATTATAAAAAATCTTAATTTTACATGATCTTCATATGGAAAACATACTATATCTGAAACAAACTTAACTTTGTGTAATTTTAAGTCCCTAAAATTATAATCAAGAGCAGAATTTATACTATCACACACAACTTGACCAAATTCTTTAAGTTTTATAATCCACCGGTTATTTTCTAAATCTTTTATATACATTATCTTTTAACATTAATATTAATATATTCAATAAATTGATAAACATTCATACCCTTTGTATCTTTTGCAATTTTATCAAAATATTTTTTATACTGTTCTTTACTTATATCTATCATCTAATTCAGATTTATTTTCTAACATATATAAGGCAACTAAAGCATTCCATGCTACGTGCGCTAAATGATTTTCACCACTTTCATCAATATCAGATTGCTTTGGATCTTCAAATGAATCTAAATGTCTTTTAATAGAATCCATATACTGACTAATTGGTGCACCTTTTAGAAAATTAAAAGTACTATACTTACTTTCACCAAACTGTCCAACTTTTGCTACAGGTCTAAACAAAAACATTGGAAAATTATGCCAAGCAAGTTTATTAGAATTATATCTTTCTGCTAATTCTGACATATCAAAAATCTATTTTAGACTGAACTTCATCAAATACAAAGAATGCTTTCATTTCATTTAAATCAGTAAATACTGGAATACCATTGTCATTGGCAACTTTCAGTTCTTCTTTAACTCCAAAAGAATCCTGCCAATCTTTTAATCCTTTTATATTTGGTATTAAAAACACAGCGTCTGAAACTTTTAACCATTCTATAGAATAGTCATAAAAATCCTGCAATTTAAACTCAGTTTCAAAATCTCTTATTACAAACTCTTTGTCAAACCACGGTACAAACGGTGCAAATCCTGCTTTAAATAGTTGAAGTGCACAATGTTCTCCTCTGCCAATGTTTCGTAACACTCTATCAACACTTGTGTCACTATAGGCACCTGCTACATAAATCTTTTTTCTCTCTGTCATATAAATTTAAATTAAATAATCATTGATAACACTTTTTCTATGCATTCCTTCATGTATACATTATATCTATCTATAAATCTTTTATTTTCGTTAATACAATCTTGTTTAAATTCATTACTTTTAAAATAATCAAAAGCTTTTTTACATCCTTCATCAGATAAATCTATTATATGTTCCATTAAATTCCTTTCGGTCTTAAAACAATCATACAAGTATCATCTTTTAATAATTCTATTGGTTTATCGTTATTATCAATAGATAGTGGTGCATTACCATTAATAACCTGTTTAATATTAAGCCATACTCTTCCATAAATAAATATGGATATAAGTTCATGAAACACATCACCAAAAAATTCATCTTCAAATAATTGAAACTCTTTTGGTGTGAAATCATCAAAATTATGTTCTACTGTAATGATTGGTTTTTCTACTGTTGTATCACCTTTTGAATAGACTATAGTTAATGAATAATAAAACCTTTTATTAGTTTCAATACGATATTTAACTTTAACATCTAAACCTTCTGGTTTATTCTTATTTACTATATCTACAAATACTTCTGTCAGATATTCTACTGTCTCCCTATTCATATCTTTATTTCTAAATACTACACAAATATAATACTAATAATTGAGAAATCCAAACTTTTTTGCAATTATTTTTAAAAATTATTATAATTTATTTTACTCTTAATTTTTTCAAGTACCCAAAAGTAACTATGATATTTTCTTGCATGCTGTTGGTTTTTATGTTTTCCACTAATAACTCTATTTTTTGCTACAAGTATAAATAAATCCTTTGGATAAAAACCTATTTCTAAAGCTTTATTCATAATCCATACGTGTGTAAAATAGTTTTTACCACTACTTACAGTATCCTGACATTTAAATATTAAAAACCCCCTTTCTTTAAGAACTCTATAATATTCAATCATATTATTGGTATAACAATTAAAAAGTTCTTTTGGTGATTCAAAATATGAAAATCTATTAGAAATAATATTTTGCCCATCAACAGTATTATCTAAACTTTTTCCCTTACTTATTACAAAAGGTGGATCAAACATTATAGAGTTAATACTATTGTTTTCAAAAGGCAACACATCTTCTAAGTGCAGTATTGTGTCATTTATAGGAAATTTATCAAATTTGTAAATAGGTTCATTCACTGTGTCATTTTTATAAAAATTTCCTTTACTGTAAGTAGTATCTACTTCTATATTATCTTTAATATGAAGATCAATAATACTTTTAATTAATTCTTCCTGATTATAATAAACTGATTTAATTACCATAATATATATTTATATCTTATACAAAGATAAATACAATTATTGGATTTTGCAAGAAAAATCGTAATTATTTTCAAAATAAAAACCCTGATAGAATATATCAGGGTTAAATTATTCTACTGAATAGTAGATTTGAAAGGAGAGAAATTAATCTATTAAAATCTCTATATCTTTATTAATCTTAGGAAGTGTCAATGTTAAAATCCCTTTATCAACTTTAGATTTGGATTTTGAAAAATCAATATTACTTCCCAATCCTAAATAAAGTTTATACTTCAAAGTATACTTCTCATTTTCTCCATTCTTCTTAATAGAAATTTCAATAGTTTGTCCTTTAGCCTTAACCTTCACATCTTCTTTTGATGCACCAGGTACTGCTAATTCAACAACAAAATTCTCATCATTCTCAGAAATATTCCTTTTAAGTAAAGGATATTCTGCAAAATCAGAATTAAACACATCTAACAAATCAAATAAATTTTTACTAAATTCTCTAATCAACATAATTTAAAAATTTAACATTATTTTAATATATCCCAAGTATAGTTTTCATTAACTTCAACTACAGGACATTTAGATAAACAATCTAATAAGTCAGTATTATTACCAACTAATAATTCTTCTAATCCTTTTAATTCTTCATGCATACTTTAATCAACTATTATCTTATCTACTGTTTGTCCTTTATTTGTAATATACACTGTAGATTTATTAATTACCATTTCTATATGGTTTCCATCAGATACAAACTCTAAATACAGCAAATGTCCTGCTTTTTTTATTTCTTCACCATAATCAGATAATATCCAAGCCATACTTTTAATAGATTCATCTATTATTCTTTTATACTCTTCAGTATTTTCATAAAACCTAAAGTTATAAAATACTTCGTTGCCATCAAATATATGAGTAGCACCATCAACTTTGTTAATTACTTTTATTTCCATATCTATTGTTATTATTAGTATTATTACTTATTTTACTTTTATATATTTTTATATAATATATAAATTACTTAAATATCCTTGTGGATCTTTTAAAAACTTATCTATATTTATTCTTTTTATGGCAGTATATTCTGCTTCATATATTACACTTTGTGCACTACTATAATTTGATTTTCTTCTCTTAGACATTTTTGCAAACGGTACTATTAAGACATACATTTTTTTATCTGGTAAAAAATAGTCTATAATACAATATTTTTCATAAAACTTTTTAACTTTTTTCTTATAGAAATAATAATAATAAATGTCTTCTTTATAATAATTAATATTATAATACTTAAATAAATTTTCTATAACCTTATTAACATCATTATTTAAACTAATATCTTTTTTATATTTAAAAGCTTTATTAATAGTTTTAATACTTGGTTTATAACATTTACTATATTTATCTATATTTAATATCATATATATATATTTAATTAATATTATTTATATATTTCTATATTATCTATTATATTGTAGATAATAAAAACCCTATGGTAAGTCCCACAATATGAGATTTACCACAATAATTTGTTAAACTATTTTTTAGTGGGTGACAGTCCTTTTTTTACCAAGGGACAATTTGCAACTCAGTGTAATTTCACCAGCGTTAGGATTAGCTATTCTGCCCCAATCACATCTTCTATTCAACTTAAAGAATAGTAAACTAAATTTTATTTAACATTGCAAACATAAGTATAATTTTTGACATTTGCAAGCTTTTTTGCAATTATTTTATAACAACTGTTGTTATATTTGATAATAATTATTGTAAATCATTTATTGTTATATTGTTGTGTTACAAAAAATTTCTATAAATTAATAGATATATACTATAGTTAGTAAGTATTATTTAGTATGCACTATATAAAGTGGATTACTGTATATATTATGGTGAACGAGTATATTACAAGTGCTATATATATTATAGAAAGTGAGTACCACATATATCAAAGACCCCGGTTAACTCTCGGCATTGGGCTTACCCCGGTAGGCTCGTAATTTATTATCAATCATTAAAACTAATATTATGGTAAAGGCTAAAAATGTCAAAGCTCCTGAAGGATTCTTCGGTGCTCACTTCAGTATAGAGGAGATTAAATCTCGTCTTGGTGTTTCAAAACTCGATGTTATTCGCAACCCTAAGACTGATCGTTTGTTTGTTTCAGCTAACGGTAAAACTGTTGGTGCAGTTGGGAAAAGCTGGGAAGCAGATGAACCATCTGAATTTGTTGAATTGAATATTACCGATGCTGAAGGCAATCCGGCAGTGTTGTTATGCTTATGCAATTCAACCTCTGAGAACCTTGTAGCTACCTTATAGGTAGTTACTTTTCTTCCCCAGTATTTAACAAACATGTTGCCAACAGCTTAACAAATCCCTTAAATGCTTAGTGAATGTTAAATTAGGGGACATTGAGAGCTTGCTCGAAATGTAAACTAATTTTACAGTCACTTAGCATTAGTTGCAAATAGAAACTTAATTTCACAAATATGAAGCTCAAATAGATTAGTTGTGGGATAACAGTTTATTATATCACTATGCTGTTATCCCTTTTTAACAAAATTATTATAGGTTATGTGAGGTTATATTAACATGAAAAATGCTACTACCACAAATAAATACATTTAATTGTATATCAGCATATTACATAAATATTAGTGTTGATAATCAGGTAGTTGCAACTTACATCTATACCTATATATATATGTTACACAAAATTTTGTTAAACAAAGCTGCAAAGAGAACACATATTATTAAGTATCTCTAGTGATTTGTTTCGCATTACCATGCTCACAAACCCCAAGACATACTAAATAATATTGTAAGAGAAAGTATTTTTAAATTTAATATAATGCATTCATTTCTGAAATTGTATAGAAAAGCCAGGAAGAACAGTAATGGCTCTATTGAATTATACCATTACGTGAATACAGCACTTGGTGTATATTTGCGTAAGAAAAGAAATTTGTTAAAGTAATAAATCCTTATCCAATTGCAGGTCTATAGCAGGACAGCGATCCTGTCTGAATTAGTGGAAAGTTAGGGTGCAACCTTATAAGGATTCTAATTGTTTTCATAGTGGTTTGGGTTATATAAGATTAGTTGATGTAACAATAACTGTAAGTTACTGAGTCAGAGGCGGTATGGTGTTTTGTTAAGTCAAAATTTCTATTGCTGTAAAGTGCTTTGAGCCACTATTGTTATGTCACTAATTATCAGATAGTTTATGGTTTATGTTATAAACTAGTTTATGGTGTAAACCAACCTGTACTCCTACTCCCACCCACCTTTCACTATTCTTAATTTTTCAATTTTTACTATAATTTTAATTTAATAACTAATCCTATGAAATCACTGCACACAATAGAAGAAATAAAAGCATTAGATAATGATATGGAATGTGCTATTGAATTAAAAAAATTAGCAGCTAAATATTCTAAACCAGAATTAAATGATATAGCCAATTCAGTAATTTCACACTACAATTTAGAACTTGGAAAATACAACCAATTTGTTGGTTTGGTATGTAAAGCTCCACCATCATTTTTATCTAATGATAAATCTTATAGAGAAGGAAAAATAGAAAAGTTTACACACTTTAACTATTTCTCAAAATCTGTAAGATGTAATATAAGATATAAATCTGATGGATTTGATGGACACGCATTTACAGAATTAATAATAGAATAATATAACAACAACTATAAAGTAACTATACCAACAGCCAAAGAAATGTGTCGTACATGATGTAATGGAAATATGGTTGAAGCGGTCATATACATGATACTAATCGAAAATGAGGAAATATAGTTGTTGTTTTAAAATATTCCTTATGTAAAGAGTGGGCAATTGAGGAATATCCGGGCCATCCCGGCTAGATAAAAAAGCAATACGATCTGCAGAAAGTTATTGCACCACTACAAATAGAGCATTATTTGAATTATACAAAAAAACAGAAAGTATCAGGATGCAATAAGGATATGATCAGCCTCTTATCCCTGATATTTATATTTAAAACAACTTAAATAATAATTTGTATTGACATGCAAGCCACAGAATTAAATAATTTTTAACCTTTAATAAACTATCATATGAAAGATCATTTATTTGTACTCTATATGGGATTAATAATTCCATATTGGGAATACAGAAAAGCTGTTGAAGAAGATTTCTTCTATGCTAATGTATTGGAAAGATAATTTACCTGTACGTGAAATTCAGGCTGTAATAATACAGTAATAGCCTGTAGATTTTAGAAACATTATTAACCTTCAAAACTTTAGGAGAGTATGATTATGAAACCGCCCGGTAATATAGCCGACCGATAGCTGGCATTTAAGCTATTCTAAGGCTCTAAAAATACATATACATAAATAATCTAGAATAATATAAATCAAAAAAACTGTTGTTTCGTACCAGTTATAGAGACAATACAAGCCAAGTTTCTATGCCATAGTTTTAAAGGCTTAATATTACTAAAATTAACATTATAGGAACTTTAATATCAATTATATTCATACTATTAATATTCATATCTTTTGCATTAATGATAGCAGCAATACTTAACGATGGGCATAAGAAACGTGGCCTTACAACCACTTTCAAAATGCCTACAAGCTATCCGGCCATGTTTTTTATGCCGTGTTATGTATCTGGCGCATTATTAAGCACTTAGTTTGCTACGAAGAAAGGTAATTTTATTATTTTTTTGTGCGGTGGAAATTATTTTTAAAATATTGTTGTTATATTGTAAAAGTATTGTACATTTGTAGAGTAAAATTTAAACTAATTGATATGAAAAATTTAAGTAAGCTATCGAATGAAGAAATTTGCGAATTTCTTTTAAATGGTAAAAAGGGAGATTGTTTGGAACTTAATCCAGAACGTTCAGAATTGAACAAAACAGATTTTACCGAACGTGTAATTTATAAGGATAAAAACGTTGAGATTGTTTTTAGCTTTCTCGAAATTGCTAAAGATGATATGATTCAACAATTTTTTATTCGTTCAAATTGGTGGGGTAAGATAAAAAACTCATTTTTTACCTTAGAAGGATTTAAAGGCAAAAGTGAGGAAAGATGCGGTGTTATTAACATTGATGAATTGAAAAACTTTAACGTTAATGGTGATTTTGTACCAGTAAATAACAAAAATGAACAGGCAAAAATTGAAATTATTGATTTCGCTTCTTTAACGCTTCTTTGCCAACGCAGATTTAAGGCTTCTCCATCTTATCAGGTTGTTGAAATTATTTCAGAAGCTCCTAATTCATGGGTGCGAATTGAAGTAAAAATGCCAGATGGTAAAACACATTTATCCGAAGGTACTTCAAAAAAAGATGCTGCTAACAGATTTGCAAATTCTTATAGTTTCTAAAATGGGTAAGAAAAATTATACATTTAGTTTAGATGCTGATTTTGTGGAAAAAGCAAAGCAGGCTATTGAAAAAGATAGTCTGCTAACTTATAGCAGCTTTAACCATTTCGTAGAAGTTGCCATGAAAAAAGAATTTCAAATTGCTTTGAAAAAGCAAAAGAGCGGGGGAGAAAAAAATAATAAAATTACTCCCACTGAACCTGATTAGAAGTACGGGCTTGCGCTTGTACATAACGTTTAGGCTATGCTCTCGTGTCGTAAATCGAGAACGAAACTTTCAAATAAATACAAAACTATGAACGAAGCAAAAAACATTCAAGAACCCATTAAAAAGGCATGGAGTATAGCCTGTGTTATAGGGCGTTTATCTCTATGGTTCAAAGTGGTTATTCAGGGGAAAAAGGAAATTGAAGGATATAAATACATAGAAGTGGGAAATCATCCAATTGTAGGGGTTCACCACTTTGAGGGCTATGAAATAATAAACCCGATTACAAATAAAGTGCTTTACAGAAAAGTAAAGGATTGGGGAACTATTGGAAATAGTAGTAGTGATTATAATCCGAGGGTTTATGACACGGTGAGTAAGTTCTTTCCACAAAATGCCCTATAACTATATTGTATGGTTAAGTATAGTAAGTGTTGTTGTATTATTACTGTCTTTGTTTATTGTAGTGTTTTTTGGAGAAGAATATGAATTAGAACATAACGAAGATTATTATTAAGCCACATATAAAATTATTATTATTTATAAATATAAATTAAAACTAATATTATGAATACACCAGCAATACACAGTGAAGTTATTAAAGGAAATATAATTAATTGTTTCCCTAACAGAAGGATGAGAAGAGCAAATAAAAATTCTGTACCAGCAAGTACTAAATTTGCAAAATGTTCATCATCTAATTCTGCTGTAATTCGTACAGGAAAATACAGTATTAATAGATTTAGGGATTTAAAATTCAATGCAACTTTATTTGCATTAAAACACAATAAAAATTAACATTATGAAAAAATCCACCTTATTAGCATTTCTGGTAATTGGATTGCTGGTTTTGCTGTCATGGGCAATAACTGCTTGTGAAAAAGAATATACTATTTATAACACTATTAATGATAGTACTGTTGTAAATATTATTAATGATCAACAAAACGAAGATATTAACATATCTAAAGTAAACATTCTTGATCCTATATACATTGGAATGTCAAAAGATTCCTTATTAAAGCTGTTTTGTAATAATATGGAAGTATATACAGATAGGGGAAGAATGATACAATTCAAATATACTGATAATTATGCCCGTGTATATTTTGATACAGCAAATGTTGTAGATGAAATAAGATTATATAGTTATCCTGTCAGTAGAGATACAATTTACAACAATAATTATGTAGATGAATTGTTTCTATTATACAATTATGCAACAACTAAAGACGTAATATGGGATGAATTTCCTATTATAACTAAATACACATTATTAGCATTTACAGGATACTATCACGACCTGGAACAAGCAGTACTATATTCTAAATTTATAGATAAAAATATGGTATTTTGCCTGTATGGTACAACATGGAATAAGTATGATAGGATACTGTATTTGCAACAATCTAAAATTGTTAATTAATAACATAAATAATGAAAACAATTCAAATTTCAGAAGAAACTTACGAAAAAATCAAAGAACAATTACTTGGAGATGAAAAATTTGATTTTAGTTCCTACGAAGATTTTATAGGGAAATCATTCTTCTTCCGTACTGTTACTTACCATATTATTGGTAAAGTCGTAAAAATTATTGGAACAATGCTTCAATTAGAACAAGCATCATGGGTTGCGGATTCAGGTAGATTTTCAGATGCTATTAAAGAAGGAAAATTAAGTGAAGTTGAACCACTTGGAAATTGGTTTGTAAACATCAGTTCTTGTACTGATTTTGGTATTTGGAAGCATAAATTACCTGAAGACAAAAAATGAAATGAATATGTTTAATCTTATAAATAATAATGGGTCATGGTCAAGGTCATGGTCAGGGTCAAGGTCATGGTCATGGTCATGGTCATGGTCATGGTCAAGGTCAAGGCCATGGTCAAGGTCATGGTCAAGGTCAAGGTCAAGGCCATGGTCAAGGTCATGGTCAAGGTCATGGTCAAGGTCAAGGTCATGGTCAAGGTCATGGTCAGGGTTAGTATAAAAACATTAAAGTTTTATTATTGATAGAACCTACCTACAGTAGGTAGGAAGGCTATTCATTACGATGGATAGCCTTATTGTTTTAAAAATATTTAACTATTGTCAGGCTTTAATTTGTCAGATCATTCTCTTCAATAATATAATTTAGCTTTAATAGCCTGATGATAGTTTTTAAAATATTAATTCTCACTTTTGTTAAAATTTTTAACAACAGTACCTATTAATAGTCTGCTTGTTTGGACTGCGGTTCGATCCCGCAATGCTCCACAACGCTTAATACTTAAATTTGCAGAGAATTAACTCAGAGGGACTGATGAAACGTAAAAGTGACGTAATTCTCTTTTTTAAAAAATATGGGGCATAACTGGTTTTGACAGCATGCAAGGATTAATAGTAGAATTAATGCAAATAGTTGGCAAAACTATTAATTTTCGTCAAGAATTAGCTCTTGTAGCTTAATTTGACAACGCTATTCCATAAGTGCGTAAAAATGGTGGTTTTAATCCTTGTACCATTTTAAACAAGGATTTTTTACTTTAAAATTAACACTATGTTAAACAATATAAAAGATACTTATATTATTTGTGCTGCAATTTGGTATAATGATAAGAAAAAACGATTAAATTTACCAAAGAATATTTCTACTGGAATTGTTGTTGCAGGATGGAGACACGGAAATTGTATAACAATATTAGAAGAAATGTTTCCAAAACGAGATTATATTGTTAATAATAAAGACGGTATAACAACCATACAAGGATTTTTAACAAGCAGTGGAATGTTTGTAAATCGACAAATAGCCGGAGCAATTGCATTTGAAGCAAAACAGATTACAAAACATACTGATTGTTTATTTTCTGAAGATTTATATTAACTTAAAACTAATATATGAACCCAACAGAAGAAATAGTAATGATTGTTGTAGATGAATCTGAGATAGATGCATTAACTACGGCAGATGGTGGCCTTGTATTAAGAAATAAAATGCCTTTAATAAATCCATATTCTGTAAGAGGATATGCATTTAAGGATATTAATAATAAATGGATAAATGAAACTATAATTGAAAATTAATATGATAATGATAAATAAAATTTTAAATAATGAACTTAAAGCATTAATAGAAGAAGTTTTAACCGACTTTCGTATTAAATCTATTAGTATAGATTGGAAAGAAATGGGAGAATTTCAAGGAGACGATATTAGACCAGTAATTAAAATTGAAAAATACTAATATGAAAAATAAATTAATAATTGAAGGAAAAGAGTTTGATTTACCACAGTCTTTAGTTGATGAGATTAAAGAGAAACTATCTCCAAAACCAAACATTCAAACAGTTAAGAAATTAACTTATGAAGATGTTGCTAAGGAATTATTTGAAGCTAAAAAATCATATTATACAGATAGCAGTGGAGAAATAAGAGATATGTTTTGTTATGATAGCTTCTGTGATCCAAATAATACTATATCCAAAAAACAAGCTGAAAAAATATTAGCAATTAATAAACTAATAAACGTTGCTAAGTATTTAAACAAAGAATGGAAACCAGATTGGAAAAATCTTGATGATTGTAAATATTATATCAATATAGATGAAACTGATAATATTATGAAGATAAGTCCAATAATATTTTCAAAAAGTATGGATATATATTTCAAAACAAAAGAATTAGCCCAGCAAGCTATAAATATTCTTGGAGAGGAAACTATTAGATTGGCTTTATCAACAAATTATTAATAATTTAAATTAAAAAATAATGGAAGACTTATTAAATTGTCACGGAAAAAGATTTACTGCAAATATAAATGGTACTAAAACAAGCGGTGTAATATGTGTAGAAGGAAATAATATATTTTTATGTCAGAATAACAAATCAGGAACTGATTGTAAAACTAAATTTGGTTACAGATATTCCTGGTCAGTAGGACGAGGTACAGAAAATGATTTAAGAGCAAAATTTGTTACTAATTTAAAAACACTGTACACAAAAAAAGATATTGAAGAATATAGAAATTGGCAAGTTGAAGATAAAATAGTTAATAAAAGTACTAAAGAAACTGGAGAAGTAATTTTTCGCAGTGGAAAATTAGTTATTTTTGAGTATATTGAATCAGATGATTATATTGAATCAGATACTGATGAACGGGTAAGTTTTAATTATACTTGTGATGAACTTCATGATTTAGGTTGGAGATTAGACGAAAAACCTATTGAAGAAAAACCTGAAACTATTGTTCTAACTATGGATGAAATAGCAAAGAAATTTAACATACCAGTTGAACAACTTAAAATTAAGAAATAACATGATAAATACTTATTTTACACATAAATTCTACGATAAGAAAGGTCGTAGATGTACAATTTGTATTGCAAATGATACAGATAACGAAATAACCAAAATAGGACTTGCTACCTGCTCTAAAAAAGATAATTTTAGTAGAAAAACAGGAAGAGCATTATCTTTAGAAAGAGCTTTAACAAAACTTAATTCAATTAATAAAAAAAGCATTATACAGTTATGAGTAAAACCAAAATTGAAATAGGAGATGTAGTAAGAATACACGATAATAATCCAACAAATAAAGCAGTTAAAACGTGGACAAAAGATCATGGAGACTATGTGGGATTAGAAGCATTAGTTTATTCTATTAATGAAAAAACACAAATAGCTTCAGTAATTATATTAAGTAAATATGCTGCATTCAGAGAAATAGATTATCCATTATGTGTTCTTGAAATAGCATTTCATATAAATGCACTAAATGGTGTGATAAGATTTAAAGACAAATTAAATATAGATAAGCTATTTGAAAGTTTAACCGGAGCTAAAGTTAAATATGTTAAACAAGTCTCTCTACGTGATGAAAATTACTTTCTTATTTATTTTGAAGATAAGAGAGTTTTAAAATTCAAAGACAATGAAACTGAATCAGAACTATATACTGACGAAAGTGAATTTGAAATTGATAAAGCTGAGGATGAAAAAATAGAGACAAAATCAATACATAATATAAGAGAGGAAGAAGAATTATATCCATTATCTTCAGATCATTCTGTACATCTTGTAAAAACATCAACGAATGAAAGTGGTCGTGTAGAAATAACAGAAGAGGATGATGAAGCATATAATTCTTTTAGAGAAGCACTAAGAATGGCTCCAATAATTAAAGAAAAAAGTATTATAACTGATCAAATTACTGAAAAAATAATAAGAGCATCTCATCCACTTACAATGAAGGAAGCATACAAAAAATTAAGTAAAAAAGGTTAAATTTAACAAATAAAACAAACTATGATTAAAATTTCTTTTGAAATACCGGGAGCATGGGAAGCTTCTTATTTCACAAACAAAGACGGTAAAATATGTCGTAATTATTTTGATACAAGTGATCAAAAGTGTAATCAAACTCTTGAAGTAGGTGAACAATTTGTAAACTGGGCAACAAGTGTTGCTTCAAAACCACCTATGGATAGAAATAAATATTTCTTTCTATGGAAGAAAATGTCACCAGATCAAAGATTAGAATATCATATACATGATCTTGTAAAAGCTCTTGGTGGCAGTAATGCTAAATATGAAATAAATTAAAACAAAGTAATCAAATAAATTTAAATAAATTATGAAATTAGTAATCGCAGAATTTAAAGAAAAAGAAGGTAATGAACTTCTTTGTAATGGTCTTATAAGGATTAATCCTAATAAGAACGAGTATGCATCATTAATGCTTATTGATGCAAGTATCAAAATCAACAATGGATTCTTGAATGATGTAAATAAAGTTGGTTTTGTTACAGGAAGAACTGATGTGCTGAAGAAACTTGTTGAAAGAGCAGATTTAAAACCTGGTGACAATTTCTCAGAAAAAGTTTTTGATGCAAAGATCGTTACCATTGAAAAAATAGAAGACGAAGTTGATAGTGAAACCGATTTTGGATTCAGGATTAAAATCAATCCAAGTACACAATGTGCTTTACAACATGACAAAAAGGATATTTATTGGAAACGTGTTGTTGTTGCTGAAAGTTCATCTGAAAAAGACGTAACCATTGAAAAGAATGGTGAAAGAAAGCTTACCAAAGAAGAAATCAAAGTCTCAAGGTTAGCAGAACAATATACTGCATAATTGCAGGTCATATGTTAGTTTTTTAGTTACGGGGTTACCTCAATGTCGGGGTAACCCTATTTTAAATTAAGCTATGAAAAGAAAAAAAGATATGTTTGCTATACCAAAAGAAGGCAAAATTGGTAAAGAAGCCGTAGAAGATTTAAACTCTACAAATATTGCTAATAGAGAATTAATTTATTATGGACATTATTCACAAGGAGGATGGATATATGATTAAAGAAAAACAAGCTATAAGAGATGCTGTAAAAAATAGTAAAGAAGATAAAAAATCAAAAAACTATAGAATAGAACATTCTCCATATTTCTGTAGGCACGGTGGATACTATGATTTTTAAAACAGCAATATGATAAAAGAAATATTTGCAGAAAAGCCTATAAGCAAAACAGTTCCAGCATTAAGAACTGGTTTTGATAATAATGGTAATTCTAATACATATTATTTTAAAGATGGTGTATTAGTATATGTGGACAAACCAAATAAAATATTTCCGGAAGAATATTATGATTAAAGAAGAATTTGCCAATAAAATAATAACTGACAAAACGACTACAAGTACAGTGATAGATAACAGATTACCATATATGTGTCCATATTGTTTTAGTTCAGATACATTTTATTATGATGCAACTAATACTTGTGTATGTAATGATTGTTTAAGTGAATTTTAAAAAAATAAATTATGTTAGTAGAAATAGATTTAAGAGAAGCTATAAAATCAAAGTTAACATTTAACCAGTATGTAAGACTGGTATTATTATACGAAGATACAAAAAGACCATTAGATAAATATTTAGATTTAATTAATGGTAATGAAATATTAGAACTTATTGAATATGGATATATTGAAATAACAGACGGAAAAATAAAATTAACGGATAAAGGAAAACTGTTATTTGAAGAAGAATATGATCCATATTTTGAAAAGTTTCTAAAGATATTTCCAAGAACTGTACCAACAGAATTTGGTGAAGAAAGAGTTGTTGGTATAAAAGATATTAATTCTAAAGGAGCCAAAGAAACAAAAAAATTGTGGGATAAACTTACAAAAAAAGACGTTGAATTAAAAAAATTAGTTCTAATGGCTCTTAAAGAAGAACTCAGATCAAGAACTAATAGTAATAACTTAAAATATATACGAAATGTTAATACATGGCTTAGAAATTCCGAGTATGAAAAGTATCTTGATAAAATTAAAGATAAAGAATTTAACTTATCAGAATATACAACAAGCAATGAAAAAGATATTTAAACTTATAAAATTAAGAGTAGCACATTATGTATTGATAGACTTTTTTCTATCTATATTTACAATAGTATGTATATTATTATACAATGCCCTTAAAAGTTTAAAAGAATATCTTTCAAGCTATGATAATATAAAAATAGTATTATATATACTAATTATATCAATATGCGTTCATGAGCTTTATATTGTGCTTAAATGGGCATATAAAACTATAACAAATAATAACAATTAAATATATGAAGAATTTAACAATATCAAAAGAAAAAGTTATTGAAGCAGCTAATAAATGCAATGAGGCAAAAAAAGTATTAGAAATACTATTTCCACAGGCTTTTAAATTAGAAATACTATTTCCACAGGCTTTTAAAAAGGAATATATAGAAACTATTAAATTACACAACGGAAAAAGCGAATGGATTAATAGTGGAAAGGATTTTATTGAAATGTTTGTTTATTCATCTATTTCATCACATAATTATGAAAGAATACTTAATGGAAAAGAATTTGATGATTTTTATGAAAGATTTTGTAAATGGATGAATGATGAAATTGCTAAAAATAGTTAAATACATTGGATTATTGGGAGCAATATTAGGGTATTTATTCAATGTAACTGAATATTATAATACTTCTTACATAATATGGTTAACATCAAATACTCTTTGGTTATATTATAATTATAGAATAAAAGAGTGGGAAATGTTTATCATGTTTATAATATATGATGGATTTTGCTTATATGGATTAATAAAATAAGATATGGAAATTAAGATTATAAAATTTATTATGCATCTAAAACATGGTGCTACTTTAACATGGTCTACAACACCAGATAAACCTGTAGAAGAAATTATTAAAGATGATTTAGATAAAGAATTGTTTATTGATGAAATTTGGATATATGGTAACAATTCTAATGGAAAATTTATTGAATTTAAATTAGATAAAAAATTTTATATAAAATAAATTATGAAAAAATTAAAATTATTATTTTATATTATATTATTTACTATAATATTTACACTGGGATGTAAACCTTACTTGCCACAAAAACCATTTATAATTACATATAAATTTCCAGATGGCCCGTCATGTCAAAAAGAGTGGTGTAGTTATCTATATACTGATGCAAAAGGACATGATTATCATTTTTGTGAGGATAAAGATAAATATAATATTGGTGATACAATTAAATAATTAAAATATGTGGTTAGCAATAATAATGATAGCTATATTTGTAATACTTTTTATAGTATTTACTTTAGAAGATGATTAAATATGAATAAAAGTGCATTTAATAATGCGTTAGAAAAGATTAAATCAAATAAAGAAAGACGTTTAAAAGGTGAAGACATAGTAATACCTTTGCCTTTTAAACGATTATCTGAGTATATTCCAGGTATAGAACAAGGTACATATTATGGAGTTACTGCTGGAACAAAATCTGGAAAAAGTCAATTAGCAGATTTTATATTTATAATGGAACCTATTGACTGGTATATTAAAAATAAAGATAAAACAAATATTAAATTAAAAATATTCGTATTTAGTCTTGAAATGTCAATAGATTCTAAAATAAGATCCATAATGTCCTACAAATTATTTAAAGATTATGGAAAGATAATATCGCCTAAAAAATTGTTAAGTAGATATGAAGGATATATTTTAGATGATGAAGTTGAACAAATACTTAATTCTATAGAATTTAAACTTTGGTTTGAACAATTTGAAAATATTGTTGAATATCACGATAATATTAGAAATCCATACGGAATGTTTAATGTAGTACACACCTATGCATTAAAACATGGACATTATGAAAAAAGAATTATGGAATTAAGTCGGGGAGATGGTACATATGAGAAAAAAGAAGTTAGGGGAAGATATATATCAGATAATCCAGACGAATTTGTAATAGTATTAACAGACCATGTTGGATTACAATCACCAGAAAAAGGTGGAATACTTTTCCAGGCAATGTCAGATCATAGCTCAGAATATTCTTTATATTTAAGAGATAAACTTAATTATATACCGGTAGACATACACCAACAGGCATTTGAAGGCGAGAAGCAGCAATATACAAATGTTGGAACCAGTATTATAGAAAAGTTAAGACCATCAGCTGAAAATTTGGGAGACAACAAAATTATAGGCAGAAATTATAATATGTTGTTAGGTTTATTCTATCCGGCTAAGTATGGTATAGAAAATTATAAAGAATATAACTTAAATAGAATAGGTAAAAATTATAGAGAATTATCTATTATATTTGATAGAGATGGGGAATCTGCCATAAATGTACCATTATACTTCAACGGAGCATGTAATTTCTTTAAAGAATTACCTAAATTACCTGATGAAGAAATATATCAAAAAATAGAATATTATAATCAGATAAGTGAATAAAATTATGTTTAAATACGAAAACGGATATATTTATTATAATAATATACAATCTAGCATAAAAATAGATTATTTAGAAACATATTCTTGTGGAATAATAACAATTACAGGAATTACACGATTCTATTTAGATTATGAAAAAAATATTATAGAAGAATTACTTTTATTTATAAGGGAAAAAATGGCAGACGGAACATTAATTGGTTCTCATTGGTTTTATACTTATGCTCAGTTTTCAATAAATGATAGTATAAAAGGATTGTCAGAATTATTAGATAAATACTGTAAATATAAAACAGACTTTCATTTAAATCAAAATTCAGGTAATAATATTGCAATTTATATAATGCTAAGAGATTATGAAAACTAAATTATTAAGAAAATTGCGTAAGCAATATAAGATAACTTTTGATGGTAAAAGATACAGATTGTATACAAAAATTGATCGTTTAAACTATAATTTTTGGAAATGTGTAGTAGTATCAAGTAAAATAAAACCTTGTATACAAGAATATTTACTGCTTTTACAAAATGAGGTGAATGGGATTAAATTTAAAGAAAAACAAATATTTCCTTAATATGATTAGAATACATTTTATATGGAATAGAAAAGAACTTTTAGATAAAAAAATATCTGAAGGAGATATAGTTGAAACATTTGATGATACTTTTAAAGAAGAAATTGGTATTCTTGTAGAAACACTAACAAGATTATGTAGAGTATTTGTATTAACAGGAGAAAGAAAAAATACTCTTTGTGTGTTTAGTAAAGAAAGTATTGTAAAATCAAATATTAAAGTAACAATTAAAAATATATGATACCAACAGAAAACATCAATTTGTATGATATGCAACTTCATGAAATAAGAAAAATTGTATATGGTGATGATGAACAAGGTAGAACTTATATTTATATAACAAAAGTTGCAGGTGGTTGGATATATTCCCTAAATTCAAATGAGAATATATTTGTACCATATAATGAAGAGTTTAAATAATTTTTAATAATTAAAACAAGTTAAATGAAAGTATGATTGAATTACCAAAAAAAAGTATTGCCCCAGAAAGGGTAAATCCCAAGAAAATCCTTATCTACTCTAAACCAAAAGCAGGTAAAACAAGTATTGTAGCACAATTACCTAAATGCTTATTATTGGATTTTGAAAATGGAAGTGATTTTGTTAGTGGATTAAAACTTAAAGTAAATTCCTTACAAGAATTAAAGGAAATTGGAGATGCTATTAAAGCAAATAATTATCCATATGAGTATGGTGCATTAGATACTATAACAGCATTAGAAGATATGGTATTGCCATATGCAGCTAAGTTGTATAGTGATACTCCAATGGGTAAAAATTGGATAGGAAACGATGTAAGACAACTTCCACAGGGAAGTGGTTATTTGTATTTAAGACAAGCATTTTTTAATATCTTAAACGAAGTAAATACATGGTTTCCTAATTTAATATTATTGGCACATCTAAAGGAAAAGTTAATTGAAAAGAAAGGAGAAGAAGTTGCAGCATTAGATTTAGATTTAACTGGAAAAATAAGAAGTATTGTAACAGCAAGCGTTGATGCGATAGCTTACTTATACAGAAAAGAAAATCAAACTATATTAAATTTCAATACTTCAGAAGAAGTTATTTGTGGGGCAAGAAGTCCTCATCTCAGAAATAGAGAAATTGTCATTGCAGAGTCCAATGCAAATGATAATATAAAAACATATTGGGACAAAGTTTATGTGTAATTTTAAATTTTAAAAACGTTATGAGTAAAATTAATTTAAATGCAGGATTCGATACAAAAGAGTTCAAAATTTTTAACAACGGTAAAGCTGGTTTAGTAAACATTGAAAGTTTTAAAGTAGAAAAAGTAAAATCAGAAGATCCAACAAAATCAAATTATTATCAAATTGTATTTACCGATAGTAAGGGATCTACATTAAACAAATCATTTTTCTACCTAAATCCTGAACATCCTAATTTTGAAAATCAATTAGCATTTCAGGGTATGTCACTAAAACATATTATTCATACTTTATATGGAAAAGATTTTGTGTTACCTGAATTTGATAATACAAATCAAATGTTAGATTCATGTATGGCTTTAGTACATGAAGCTGAAGGTAAAGTAAAAGTAAGAATTGGTATAACTTATGGTACTACAGGTGTTAAAGGTAAATCGAGTATTTATCTCAATTTAAGAGGATTTGCACCATTTATCGAAAATCAGGAAATACCTGAAGAAGAAACTACAATTATATTTGGAAGATCTGATTTAATGGTAAGACCAGAAAAAGACGATCTAAGCAAGAAAGAAACCAATGCAATAGGTTGGTAATAATAATATCCTACTTTAACCTGTCTGGCGATAGACAGGTCGGTAGGATTATGGGAATTCGGCTACGATGGCGGAGTGGCGTCAGACTGTAAATCTGGTACATAAGAAACGCAATAGGTTCGAATCCTATAATTCCCACAAAAATAATTAAAAATATGCAAAAATAATTAAAACTATGAAAGAACAACTCATAACTGTTAAAACAGCTAAATTAGCTAAAAAAAAGGAGTTTCCATTTACTGGATCAAGTATATATAAATTTGCGAATATCTTACAAGATTCTTTATTCGGGACACCTCTAACAACTCAATCTCTCCTTCAGAAATGGATAAGAGAAAATCATAATTTCCATATAAAAATAGATAATATCCGTTATGGGAACTCATATAAATGGATTTATGATATTAGATATATTAATCAATTATCTGATATATGTCAGTATGAACATATTTTGTTTAATTCCTATGAAGAAGCATTAGAAACTGCATTACAGGAATCTTTAAAATTAATAAAATGAAAAAATATCTATTATTATTAGGAATTTTGCTTGTATTTATAAATTGTTCTCATAAAATAGAGATGGAGTACAGTATAGAACAAAGACCTTATATTCCAGATTCTTTATTAAATAAATATTCTGAAAATATAAAAGATATAACTACAAATATTAATATAGAGAATTCTGGTAAAATTAAGAAATCCTTTAATGAATCTTTATGGTTTTTAAGAAATTCTTATGAGAAACAAGGATTATTTTTAAGAATTGCTTTTAGACAAAGAAAAAAGGGAAATTTAGGATTTAGTATTTGGGAATATATTTATATTCCAGAAGATAACTTAAATGAATTTCAAAAACAGAAATTTGATAGTTTAAAAGTAATATATGGATATGATAAGTAACATATGTAATACAGTAAAACCAGATTTGTCTTCTTTATCTAATGAAGACTTTTATTCTTATTTAGAAAAGGATATAATAAAATAACTTTAAAAAGCTTTAAAAATGTGGATAATATTATTAATAATTTTAGCATTGTTAGTTTATAAATTTCCAAAATGTTTCTTTTCTTTTAAAGGGGAAGATCATAATATGATTGAGACTGAACAAACCTATACTACTGATGATGGTGGTCAATTAACTCGTATATTAGGAAAATGTACTAAATGTGGTCGCTGGGAAGATGATTGTGATTGGTAATATGATAAACAATTAAATAAAATGATAAATGTAAAATTTATTGAAGAATTATTAATTAAACAAAATAATAAATGTTTTTGGTTTAATATAGAATTAGAAATAGATTCTATTGAGAATTCTAGAAATCCTGCTAAATTAACAATAGATAGATTAGACTGTACGGTGGCGGTATGAGCTGAAACCGATTTAAAACACAACATTATCAACACGATATGAACTTGATTAGAACTACATACTTTGAATTACGCACTGCAACGGTTTTTGCTTATACCGTGTGTTGTGTGCATGTAGCTTTTATCCGTTCAATCGAAGTACGAACACTTTTTTATTTAATTTTTTAGGAGGGAATTCATTATGAACTTTAATGAAGAAAAGAAATATCTACTTAAAAACCCGCCAAAACAAGTAACTGGATGGGTTGAAAGAACAGCCGATTACGGAAATAGAACCGTAACTAAAGGTAAAAAATACCAAGTAAGAAACTATTTTAGATACCTAAACCATTACGGTTCTAAAGGCGAAAGATACCCAATGTGGGATGAATTTATAACAATTAAGAATGACGAAGGTTGGACTGTTAAAATGAACTTAATAGGATTTACCCCATGCGATTCACCTTTAACCAAAATTCAAAAATTAGAGAATAGAATAGTTGAGTTAGAAAAGATGTACGCTGGCAAAAATTAAATAAAAAAAGACTTATTAAGCACTAACCTTGCTACGAAGCACGGCTATTGCACACAACTAAAGGATATAGTAAAGATAATGTTGTTTTAGCTTGCTATTCTGCAAATTGTGGTAGGGCAGATTGTTCTGTAGAAAAATGGAAATTAATTATTAAAAATATAAAAAATGGACTCAACACAAAGCAAAATAGTTGAATTAGCAACTGAAAAAGGATATAATGAACTAAATCATTTATGGTTTGATAATAATATTCTTAATCCATTAGATTGGTTTTTAGAATGTTGTAAACTTCAAAAATGGTTGAGAGAAACTTATAATACAGATGTTATTCCATTATTTATTAATCATAATAATTATGGAATATCTATATTTAAAAATAATATAGAGGTATTTTTTATAAAGATAACTATGAATTGGTCATACGAAGAATCTTTAGAAGTAGGATTACAAGAAGCATTAAAATTAATAAAATGAAAATAGTAAAAGATTTATTAGAAAATATAAATGTTAATTGGACTTGTTATTGGGCATGTAAAGAAATTAAATCTTTAATGAAAGATTCTAATTTTAATAAAAAAAGACTATCTTTATTAGTTTCAAATTTAGATTGTATACTTTTTTATAGTTGTTTAAAGAATAGAGTAAAAAGACTTAATTTATTTCTTAAAGCTGATAAGTTTTTAACAGATAATAATGTTCATTGGTTAGATGAGGCAATGAAAAGAGAAAGATTAGTAAGAATTTAAAACTAATAAAATGAATAAACAAGAAATATTAGAAGGAAATAAACTTATTGAAAAGTTTATGGGTAAAGAACATGATGAATTATGTTGGAAACTTTTACCAAAGAATATCATACATTTACCTCAGTATTTTAAGTATCATTTGTCGTGGGATTGGCTTATGCCTGTAGTGGAAAAGATTGAAAAAATAAATAGATACAATGAGTATTATCCTGATACAGTTACAATATGGAAAGACTGTTGTAAAATATCAGATGGTAATAATGGAAATGAATTAGTTTGTGTTTACAGTGGAACTACTAAAATTGAGGCTACTTGGCTTGCTGTAATAGATTTTATTAAATGGTATAACAAAAATGATAAACCTAAATGATCCAAAATATAACATAAAAAATGTAACATTATTCGATAATATCTATAAATACATAAACGATTATGATATATTTAAGTATTATTTAAAAGATATTCCATTATCATACAATATTATCAGTCCTTTAAGATATGATGATACACAAGGATCATTTAGGTTGTATCAATCTGAAAAACACAAAAATAAGATATTTTATCGTGATTTTGGTACAGGAGAATCAGGTGATGGAATAAAGTTTGTCAAAGAATTATATCATATAACAAAGTATGAAGCAATAATTAAAATCATATGTGATTTTGGATTACACGAAGAATTTAATATTATAACACCAGATATTATACATGATAAGATAAATAGTGAAAACATTGATTTTCTTTCAAGTAAAGAAAAATTTGTTTTGTCTGGTGTGAATAGAAGAGAATGGAAGGGATATGATATTAAATTCTGGAAACAATATGGTATAGATCTTAAAACGTTAAATAAATTTGATGTAAATCCAATAGAAAGAATATTTTTTGATAGTAATTTAAATAATAATTTTGCAGTAACAGCAGATAAATATGCTTATGTATTTGTAGAATATAAAGATAATATTAATACTATCAAGACATATCAACCATACGGCAATCCAAAAGTTAAATGGTTTACTAATCATGATCCGTCAATACATCAGGGATACACTAAATTACCAAAAACAGGTGATATAATGATTATTACTAAATCTTTAAAAGATGTAATGAGCTTAGATTGTGTAGCAGATATACCAAGTATAGGAATACAAAATGAAAATATTATTATTAAAGAAAGTGTTATAAATGAATACAAAGATAGATTTAAAAAAGTTTACACTTTGTTTGATAATGATAAAGCAGGATTGAAATTATCTGATAAATATAAAACTACTTTTGGAATAACAGGCATTATTATTCCTGATGAATTTGAAAGTAAGGATTATAGTGATTTGGTAAAAAATACTGATATATTTAAAGCAAAAGAAATAATTTATAAACTAATAGAATATTATGAGAGGAAGATTTGAATTAAGAGAAAATAATTTATATTATTATTCCAATAAGAAAGATACTAATTATACTTACATAGACTATATTATTTTTGAAAAATTTGTAGGATTTTCGTGTGGAATAGCATTTGCTTCGCGAATAACAGCATTTTACTATAATTGTGGCAAAAAAATATTTTGTGAAGTTATAAAATATATACAACAACTAATGAATGAAGGAGAAGATTTAGCCAATGATGGCAATGAAACTTCAATAGTATTAATATCTTTAACAAACAAAGAAGTCGCAAAAGCTCTAATAGAATGTGGGTGTGAACAGGTAAGTGATTATATATATAACGTAAATTCAGGCAATGATATTGCAGTATTTATGCTAAAAAGAACAGAATTTCCACCAGTAAAAGAATTAAGCGAAGATGAAATAATGGAAAGTAACGAAGATTATTGGAAGTAGATATGCTAAAGATAAAACTACAAACAAATAAAGAATTTAATTCTTTATATGAATTAATGAAATATTATTTTTCATACAGTTGTCCAGAAACATATTATGAAAATGATACTTTACAATGTGAAAATAGGAGAAACAGATCATTTTCAGATTTATTTGCATTAGCAAGGTATTACTTTCCTGATGTTAAAATAAAAGAATTAGCAGAAGTATTAATGGATTTAACATTAGAAAAAATATGTGATTTTTTTGTATGTAAAGATGTTAGAAGTCCGGTATTTTTTTACTATAGTAAAGGTGGTGGAATGTTTAGCAGACAATTGAATTATAATGATATAATTTACAAGTGTTACGAATACTATCCAAATTTTTACCACAAAGATTATTCGTATAGTTACGAACATGCATTAAGTATGTTTACAAAAACTGCTAAAGAATACGAAATAAAATTAAACATTACAGGATTATTAAGGGTAATGAAATACAAAGAGAGATTTGAAGAATATATTAAAAATAAAACTAAAAATGAGCAAATTTAAGAAAATTGGTATTCCTATATGGAGTAATTTAGATTCACAAATGATTGGTATCACTAAACCATATTATTCGTTTATAATAGAACAATTAGAGTGTATACCAAAATTAATTAATTGGAGCAATAAAGAAGTAGAAGATATTGATTTGTTGTTGTTACCGGGTGGCCCTGATATTGACTCTCAAAGATATGGAGAAATACCAAGTATATACAATACAAGACCATGTCCACAAAGAGAATATTTTGATAAAGAAGTGTTACCTTTATATATCACTTCTGGTATTCCGATATTTGGAATTTGTAGAGGAGAACAATCACTTGCAGTTTCTTTCGGTGCAAAACTGATTCAACATTTACCATATCATTCATATTCTGATAAAAGTAGAGATCAGGAAGTACATTCTGTTGTCGTTCCGTTAAGGTTAATTAAAGACAGTAAAATTAATAAACCAATAGCAGGAGAAAGAACATTTAAGATTTTAGAACCATTTACAACAGAAAAAGCTAAATACAAAGTGAACAGTTTACATCATCAATGTGTAGATAGAAGAAATCATGGACTTATGGAACCATTTTTATTTAGTAATCCTGATACTCATGTTGAAGGAATGTTTCATAAAGAATTACCTATTATTGCAATTCAGTGGCATCCTGAAGAAATGATATATGATGTATTATCATTAAATTTGATAAGATATTTACTTGATACGAAACAAGCATTAGGAAAAGTATAAAACATAAAAAATATGAAAGTAGCAGTATATGGAAGTTTGAGACAAGGTTTCCATAATTATGGATTATTAGAGAATTCTAAATATTTAGGTACATTTAAGACTAAACCAGTATTTACAATGCTCTCATTGAGGGCATTTCCTGGTTTAATTTTAGATGGTAATACTTCTATAGTTATTGAAGTTTATGAAGTAGATGAAAAAGTATTTTCAAGATTAGACAGTCTTGAAGGTTATCCAAGTTTTTATAATAGGATACAAATACCAGTTGAAGGTATTGAAGGAAGTGCATGGATATACTATTTGAATAGCAAAGATAGAAGATATTCAGAAGAAATAGTAGAATGTGGAGATTGGAAAGAATATATGGATAAGAAAGAATATCATAAAATATCTGATTTTGTATAATATGGAAAGAACAATAATAATGGGTAGTAATTACCAACAAAGTTTTGATAATTACTATTCACTTTTAAGATATTATTTTATAAAGGGAAAACCAAGTACCTATTATAAGGATGATTTATCTTTACAATGTAATGAAGGGAAAAGAAGATCATTCTCAGATTTATTATTGCTTGTAAAAGGATATTTTAATGATGTTAAGGTAGAAAACGTTGTTAAAGTGTTATCATTATTACTTATCGAAAGAGTTACCGATGTAATATTTTGTAGAGATATTAAGAAATGGGTATTCAACGGTAGTAATCAAGGGGATATAAATAGTTTTATATTACAAGCATATACATCAAGGCCGGGATATGCTAATGATTTTACTAAATATTTAAAAGATTATTACATTTCTATAGAAGTAAAAGGAGTAGATGGATGGTCTTTAAAAGATATATTAGATTTTACTGATTTCGAGCAACAGCTTTATAAAAAATGTAGGATAATTCATAATTATGAATAGAAAAATAATATTAGTTGGAACAAATGGTGTAGCAAGTATATTAGCCGTATTTTCTTTAATGACAAATAGAGATGTAGAAGTGCATGTAAGAAAAATACTGAAAGGTAAAACTTTTTACAGAATATATAAAAACAATGCTGCATCTAAGTATGATATTGATAATAATATAAGTTATAACAATGATACAATTCTTAGATGGGGTAACGCTATACCAATAAATCATTCTGATTGTGTTGTGTACAATCACGCAAAAAGTATTATGCTATCTTCTATAAAAGGAACTACGAGACAATTATTAAATGATAATGGAATAAGTGTACCTACAATAGTAACTCAAGATAATTTTAATGTAGTTAATTACCCTGTTATAGCAAGACCACAATACCATCATAAGGGAAAAGATTTAATAGTTTTAAATAATGTATCAGAATATCAGGATTTTTATAAAACACATAAAGAATGGTATTATGCAGAATTTTTTCCTAAAGATAGAGAAATACGTGTTCATGTTGCATTTGGAAAAGTGTTATTAATATCTGAAAAACCTGCACCAAAAGATAAAAATCAGGTTGCATGGAATCAAGCTGTTAATCATGAACCCTGGGATATAGTTCCCTGGAGTGAATATAACAAAGACGCTTGCATACAAGCTTTAAACGCTATTAAAGTAGCTGATCTTGATACTGGTGGTGTAGATGTAATGCTTAAAGATAATAAAGCAGTGATACTGGAAATTAATAATGCACCAACGTTATCAGATTCTCCTTATTCATGTCAAAGATATGCCAAACTATTTGACTGGTTATTTTCAGTAGATAATAAGAGAGAACATTGGGATTATTCTAAATATACAGAAAGTAGTAGTTTTGCATGGAAAAATAATCAATTAAAATAAAAATATATGAAATACGGATTAGAAAAAGAATTGTTTATCTTAAAAAATAATGTAATTCAAATGGTTCCTAAAAATTCAGAACTTCCTTTTGATGAATCTGGAGTATTAATTGAAGCTCGTGGTAAACCTTCTGATAATATTATTGAAGCTGTATATAATCTTAAAGCTGAAGAATATAGAATTACAAAAATAGCCAATAATCTTGAATTTATAACTTCCGATATTCCTATTATGCAAGTTACAAGAGATTTTAAAAGAGAAGTAAGACGTAATTATACAAAAGGATTAATATCTTTTCAAAATATGTATAATTATAAAGATAATCGTCATTCTCAGAACGAAATCACTGCTGCTGTTCATATAAGTTTTACAAATCCAAAAAGTAGAATAGTAAATTTGTATATTGGAAAAGATAGTGCTCCTATTTCTGAAAAAATAATATGGAATGAATATTTTGATTTTATCAAATATGTAAAAGCTCTTGATAAAGCTTTTAAAGAAGAAATTAAACAATCAAAAAGAAATCCAGGATTTTATGAAGTTAAACCTGATGGAAGAGTAGAATATAGAAGTTTACCTTCAAATGTTAATTTAAATAAAATAATAGAAGTTATTCAGGAAATAAAATAGTAAATAATATGAAAGTAAAAGCAATAGGAGCAGACCCGGAATATTTAGTAACATCAAATGGTGAACCATATCCTGTAATTGGATTAATTGGTGGATCTAAATATGAACCAATAGATTTAGGTAATGGATATTTTGGACAGGAAGATAATGTATTAGCAGAAGGTAATATACCACCAGCATACAGCGAAAAAGAATTTGTAAATAACATGATTACTTTGCAAGAGAAATTAAATGACTTTATAAATAAACACGGAAATTTCTCTCTTGTAAATACAAATTCAGCAGAATTTAAACACTATTATCTTGAACATCCACAAGCACAAGCTTTTGGTTGTAATCCACATTCTAATGCATGGGATCAAAATAGTGTTATTCTAAGTCCTGAACAATTTAGTGATATTAGAACCGTTGGTTGTCACATTCATGTAGGTCTTGATACAGATGAGTTAAAGTCGTTTGATATTGATCCTGATTATGTAATAGTTGCACTTGTAAGATATATGGATTTATATTTAGGTATACCAAGTAAAGTTGTTCAATTTGATAAATATCGTGATCCTTTATATGGTGAATTAGGTTCATATAGAATAAAACCTTATGGATTTGAATATCGTGTATTAGGTGGATATTTTGCTGGGAAAGATTATCTTGAATGGATTTATAATAGAACTATTGAATGTGTTTCTTCTATTAATACCAGAAAGGATATTACAAATATATTAAAGACTACTATTGATAAGTCTGTATATGAAGATAACAAATTATACGAAGAATTAAATATTAATTTTAAAAACCAAATAAAATATGTGTGGAATATGGGGATTCAGTGGGCCAATAAGTAAATTTAATAAAACAAAATTCGATTATATAGGAAAAGAAAATGATTCACGTGGTGGAGATGGTAGTGGATTCTATATTGATGGTACAATTTATAGAGGAGTAAATGATTGGGCTAAGTATGAAGACCTTAGAGAATTTTTCATTGATGTAACAGGCCCAAAGAAAAATACTGTAGCACTAGGACATGCCAGAAAATTGAGTACTGGTAAGAAAATACATGAACATACACAGCCATTAAGAATAAAATTTGGTAAGAAAGAAGCTGTTATCATACATAATGGAACGATAGATAACATAGATGATTTATGCAAAAAATTTAAAATTAATGTTAAAGAAGAAACAGATTCATATCTTTTTGGTAAACTAATTTTAAAAGCGGGATTTGAAACTATATTATCACAATATGTAGGAAGCGCAGCATTAGCTTATGTGTATGAAGATGAACCTAACACAATTTATTTATTCAAAGGAAAATCTTTATATACTTCATATGCACAAATTGCTATTGAAGAAAGACCGTTGTATCTATTACAAGAAGAAGGATATTTATATTTTTCATCTATAAAACCATCTTTAAAATTTATAAGAACTAAAAAGTCAAGTAAAATAATTGATCTTGATTGTAATACTTTATATAAAGTTAAAAATGGTGTAATAGAAAAAATAGCAGAAATAAATAGAAGTAGTATGTTACAAAAGAATCCTGTTGTTACTACAACAAGTTTTAATAGAGACACTGATGATTGGTACAGAAACAAATATGGACACGAATATTCTGTAGGAAAGTTTAGAGAAGACGGTATAACTATATTTGGAAATAAAGGCGATAAGTGGCTTGGAGAAAATGATCCAGCATGGTTAGATATAAAAGATGCGTGGAGTTATTATCCTGATCAGACCTTTTTCGTAAAAGGAAGATATTACTGTTCAATCACAAAAACACAAAAATTATCCTTAATGGATGGTGTTTATAAACTTGATGAAAGTGGAGAAATATATCCTGATAATACTGATGAAATTATACTGCGTGGAAAAGGAAGAGAAACTATAAGGCTTAAAAAATATTATTTCATAAACGGTGTAATGATTACAAACGTAGTTAAGTATTCAGAAGCATTAAAAGACATTAAGAAAATGCCAAATGAAATAATGATGTATAATATATTATCACCTTATTCAGTTTATCCTATAGGTGGATTTGTTGACAAGCCTTTAAGTCCATTTGGAGATATGAAGCCTTCCGATGAAATGCCTGGAAATGGTATCAGTACTGGTAAATATTTTACAGGATCATTTAAACCTTTGTTTAGTGAATTTACTTATCATTTTGAAACTGGTGATTTTACATATGCAGTGAAAGGAGAAACAATGTTTGCAGACCACAACAAAGAATTAGTAACAACTATTGAAGATGAATTAACTGAAGAGAAAATAACAAGTATTGCTATAGAAATTGCAAATTCACTTGAAGAAGCTAAAAATGAACTATTGATGTTAGAAGGAAATTCTAAAATAGATTCTCTTAGAGATACAATAGATAGTATGGAAAAGTTATTATACGTATTTGAATATAAAGAAGAATGATGCTAATAGACAAAGTTAAAACAATTGATGGTACTATTGCTATACGTAAAGACTGTAGATATATAAAAGGAGAATATTATATTAAAAATGTTCAATGCTTTTATATAGAAGATAAATGGTATAGAATCAATAGTGAATTAATTATATATGACAACGAAAAAAAGGAATATTTGTTGTCAAAATACAAGGATTCGTTAAAACACGGTATTATTAATTTTGATAGTACAGGTCGGCCTATATTTGGGTATTTTTCACAAAACATATTCAAAAATGCTATATTATTATTACATGGTGATCAATTATATTGTATAGACTATTCATTGTTATTAAAAAATGGATATGTAGAAGTACCATCTAAAAAATATTTTGTAGAAAAGAAAGAATACCATCCTGCAAGTCTTATGTATGACACACATTATTATGATAACATAAGAATAGCTCATGGTACAGTATTTAATCATAGTATGTTTTCAAGTTACAGAAATGATTATTTTAATAAAAATAGTATTAAAATAATTAATTCGGATGTACTTACAAATCTATATGATTTTTCGTGGGGTATAGAGTTTGAAACAATACACGGCATAATACCAGAAAGAGATTTGTTCAAATGGGGTTTAATTCCATTAAGGGATGGAAGTATATCAGGATTTGAATATGCTACACTTCCAATGTATAAGGAAGAAGTTGGACTTGTAAAAAAGTATTGTGATTTATTAAACGAAAACTGTAAAACAGATTATCATTGTTCATTGCATGTTCATATAGGTGGATATAACAGATCAGAAGAGTCTATATTGGCTTTATATTTACTTAATGTTGCAATAGAGGAAGAAATGTATTCTATGTTTCCTTCGTGGATTAAACATACAAGTAAAGTAAAAGGAAAAGATTACTGTAATCCTCTTACAGTAAGACCAAGAATACTAAGTAATAGGTTTAAAACTGATATACGTTTTAACGATCTGTATAAACTACTGTCTGGTGGTGAACAGTTTGAAAATTTTAGAGACAGAGAACATCCAATGGATGAAGGTGGAGATCATAAATGGCAGATTCCATTTCGATATGTGTATTGTAATATAATACCACTATTATTTGGTAGTAGACATACAGTTGAATATAGAATACATACAACAACATTTAATTCAAATAAAATATATTGTTGGATGTTAATATTAAATGCTATACTTAAATATGCGTCATTAAGATCTGATAAAATAGTAAAAAGTACACCAACAACTTTATCATTTCTAAAACTAATAGATATACTGTCTTATGTTTATGAAGATAAAGAAATAGTAAAAATTTTATATGATTATATTAATTATCGTAAGTCAATTGCTGCTTATATAGATAATGATTATAATTATGAAATAAAAGCTGGTGATATATATCCTAAAATGGATGCATTTGATGTTTCTATTATAGAAAAATAATTATAAAGTACCTATTTAAAAGATAGGTACTTAACTTTTTTTAAATATTAAATATTGTGAATAATTTCTATAAAAATAAAGATATAACAGAGGAAGAATACAGAAAATTAGATTTTGTATCTTCAAGTGTATTAATGCAATTAGCGAAAGGGGGAATAAATGCTTTAAAGAAAAGAGAAGAAGAGGATGATGATCCTGATTCAAGGGCAATAGTAATAGGTAAAGTTACAGAAACACTATTGCTTGAAAGTGATAAGTTAAAAGATAAATTTTATATTAGTGAAATAGAAAAACCAACGGCAAGTTTATTAGTATTAGCAAACGAAGTTATTAAAATATGTAAAGAAAAGAATATAAAAATAGATTCTTTCAATACAATTTTAGAACATTTTAATTTAGTATCTGAAACTTGCAAAACACTTGGTTTATGGAATAATATTAAAAATAATGATACTTGGGTAAATAAATGGAATTTGCCTGTTCTTTGGAAATATTTAGAAGTTAATACTTCTACTAATGGAAAAGTTTTAGTTAGTCCACAAGAACATGCAATTGCACAAGAACTATCTTTAATACTAAAAAACCATGTATTTACTAATAATATTTTTACTGTTGGTAAAGATGAAGAAGTATTTGTACAACATAAATTAATATTTCCTTATGAGAAAAACCAGATAAAAACTATGATTGATTTTATAAAAGTCAATCATGAAAAGAAGGAAATATATTCTTATGATGTAAAAACAGGATGGAAAAGTCCTGAACTATTTTCAGACGTGTATTATTTTAGAAGATATGATATTCAGGAAGCTATTTATACAAAAGCTCTATATCATAATTATCCTGATTATAAGGTATATCACTTAAAATTTATTTATATATCATCATCTGTTAGAGATTATAATTATCCTATAATAGCTGAATCAATAAGACCACATATTGAAACATTTACGGGGTATTTTACTAAAAGTGGAAGATGGATGAAAGGTATAAATGAATTACTACAAGATTACAATTTTTACAAAAAAAACAACGAAATACCAAGAGAAATTTATGATAATAGTGGTCGTTTACTTATAAAAGTTATTTGAAAAGATGGATAAAATGTTAGAGGTGAAAGTAAATAAGTCTAAAACTTATATACTACCGTTAGTTGTAAATGAAGTTGATTTAAGATTTACAGATATTATAGATACAACATATCTGTATAGAAATGATAAAAGTTTCGATTATCCGATAATAAATATAATGTTTAACTTAAAATATTTAGATGAAAAGAAAATAGTAGAGTTTTTAAATTATTTAACAAGAATTTCTTCAAATAAATATTTTATAGAAAATGTTACAATTGGAGATGAATATGAAATGTTAACACTAAAAATTCATGATAATGCATTAGATGCATATCAGAATTTTATTAAAGGAAAATTTAGTTTATTCAGTGAAACTGATAAACAATTGATACTCAGGTATCTTTATTTAAATTCACATCCTGTTAATCATACTATGGTTAAACAAATTCTATATAAGGACAAAGACCTTAAAAAGAAAATAGAAAAACGTTTAAACGTAGAATTGAATAATAGTGTTGAATTATCGAGTAAACCAGATAAAGAATCTGAAACTATAAATATAATATAAAGTTATGCGAAAGTTTTCAAAAGAAGAGGTATATGAAAGTACATTAAAATATTTCAGTGGAGATAATTTTCTTACTGATATTTGGATAGACAAATACTGTCTAAAGAATCTACAAGGAGAATATATGGAATTATCTCCAGATGATATGCATCACAGACTTGCTAAAGAATTTGCAAGAATAGAACAAAAATATCCAAATCCATTATCTGAGGAAGAAATATATAATTTATTTAAAGATTTTAAATATATTGTACCACAAGGAAGAGTTAATGCAGGATTAGGAAATTATAATTCATATAGATCTCTATCCAATTGTTTAGTATTACCTTCTCCATTTGATTCGTACTCTTCAATAATGTACACAGATACAATGTTGGTAAATTCAGCCAAACGTGGATGTGGATATGGAATAGATTTATCAAATATACGACCAATAAATGATTCCACCACAAATGCAGCAAATACTTCCACTGGTATTATACCATTTATGGAAAGATATTCCAATAGTACTCGTGAAGTGGGTCAAGAATCAAGACGCGGAGCGTGTCTATTAGGAATAAATATATCACACCCACAATCACTTGATTTTGCAAAAGCTAAAAGAGATAAAACTAAAATAACGGGAGCAAATATTTCTTTAAAAATAGATAATAAATTCTTTGAAGCAATACAAAATAACGAAACATACGATTTAATTTTTAATAATAAAATCTATAAAACTATAAAGGCAAAAGAATACTGGAATGAAATTATAAACAATGTAAAATTAGATTCAGAACCTGGAATTTTCATGTGGGATAAAATGTTCGAGTATGATTCAGTATCTGTTTATAAAGATCATTTGATTACACTTACAAACGCATGTGGTGAACAGCCGATGGGAGTATTTGATTCTTGTAGATTGATTGTATTAAATTTATATTCATTTATAGATAATCCCTTTACAGATAAAGCAGTTCTTAATAAAGAAAAATTATATAAATTAGCATACATTCAATTACGTTTGGCAGATGATCTTGTAGATTTAGAAATTGAATACATAGATAGAATCTTAAACAAAATATATTCCGATCCAGAACCTATAGAACAAAAACAAATAGAAATTGATCTATGGAAAAATATAAAAGAAATAGCATTAAAAGGACGTAGATGTGGATGTGGGTTAACTGCTCTTGGAGATATGCTTGCGGCAATGAATTTGCAATATGGTTCAGAAGAATCATTGTCTTTTGTTCAAGAAGTTATGTATATAAAAATGAAAGCTGAATTAAATGCTTCTATAGATTTATCCATTTCAAGAGGATCATTTTTAAGTTACAATAAAGAATTAGAATATAATCCAGAACCACAAAATTCATTTTATAAATTCTTATTAGAAGAATTCCCTGAAGAAGTAGAACGAATGAAAGTGTATGGAAGAAGAAATATAAATTGGTCAACTATAGCACCAACAGGAACAACAAGCTTAATGACACAAACAACTTCAGGATGTGAACCGTGTTTTTCTATTTATCATAAACGAAAAAGAAAGATAACAAGTGAAGAAAAATATGATTTTATAGACCAAAATGGAGATAAGTGGAAGGAATATATTATACTCCATCCTAAGTTTAAAGAATGGTATAATAATTCTGAATGTAGAGGAGAAAACGGAGCCTATTGTAATTCTATTCAATGGAATAGAGAAGGATTAGAAAAAGTAACAAAACTATCTCCATATTATAAAAGTACAGCTTATGAGGTAGATCCAATTCAACGTGTTAAATTACAGGCTTTATTACAAAAATATACTACATCAGCAATAAGTTCTACAATTAATTTACCAAAAACAATTTCAAATGAAGAAATTTCAAATATATATTTAACTGCATGGAAACTTGGGTGTAAAGGAATTACTTGTTATATTGAGGATAGTCGTACAGGAGTTTTAGTATCAGTAGACAAAAAAGAAGAAGAATTTAAACAACATGACGCACCAAAAAGACCAACAGTCTTGTCAGCAGAAATATATATAGTTAAATCAAAAGGAAAAGAATGGTTAGTAGTTGTTGGAATATATAAATTTCCGTATGAAATATTTGCAGTAGAAAATAAATGGAATATAAGAAATACATACAATGTTGGGGAAGTTATAAAAAGAAAAAAAGGAATATATGATTTACTTATTAAAGATGATTTACTGATAGAAAATTTTCTTGAAGAGATTTCAGATGAAGAAAATAATTTAACACGCATGATTAGCACGTCTTTAAGACACGGCGCAAATATTAAATTTATAGTAGAACAACTCAATAAATCAAGAGGAGATATAACTTCATTTGCAAAAGTAATTTCCAGAATATTGAAGAAATATATCAAAGATAAGGAATATTCCAATGAATTGTGTCCAGAATGTAATAGTAAATTAATATACGAAGGTGGGTGTAAAACATGTAAAAATTGTGGATGGAATAAATGTTAAATAAAAATAAAATGACAGACCAAGAAATAATAAGATTAGTAGAAAATTTTCCAATGAAAGAATGGAAAAAAAGATATTCAGACGTAGATTATGAAAGATTTTATTATATTAGACAAAAAACTTTTGAATTTCATTTATATAAAAATTATTTACGTATATACCCAAATCTATGTATTAGAAATAATAATAGATTAAATAAATTATTTTTAATGTTAAAAAATATAAAAGAGCAGCAACAAAAAGAAAAAAATGAATTTGAATTAAGAGAAAAATTAAAACAAACATTTAAGAGTTAACTATACAAATATTTTAATAATAAAGTTATCCTACAAAACACCGATTAAAGTTCAACTGTTGTACAGAATCCTGGATCATAGAAATATGACAGAAAAGAATCGTAAGATTCAGGAAGGGAAAAAGGGTTTATAGTACCATCCTGCTAAAGAAACTGTAATCAGAAACCCTGCGTAGGATAACTTTTTAAATTAAACAATATGAAAATAAAAGATTTACCAGAAAATACAAATTTAAGTAAAATAAAAGTAAAAACTCCGGATGGAGTTATTGGATATTGGAAAAGTCAATGGGAAAAAGGAGTTTGGTTACAAAGAGAATCTGATATAGAAAGTGGAAGAATAATACCTATTTCTATAAAAGATTTAAAAGAAACTTTAGAATGGGAAGTTATAAATAAAATACAATAAATTATGCAAATAGAAGATTTAACCTATATAAAAAATGAAGAAGATCTACCTTTTTTAAGAAACAAATTATTCGATGTCAATATTCGTTTATACAATAATTCTGTTATATATAAAGAATTAATACGATACTGCTGTAAAATAATTGCAGAATATTGTTTAACAAAACTTAAAGGATATTCAAAACCATTTGGAATGTCAGGAGCTAATTTAGGAATACCATTCAATATAATTGCAAAAATCGTAAACAGAAACACGGCACAAGAAAAAGTTGATATTCTTATAAATCCTATAATATTAGACAAAAAAGGAAAACAAGTTGAAACTCTTAGTAATTGTGGTTCAATTAGGTTAGAATCACCCATAAAAATTCTAAGACATGAACTTATATTAGTGGGATTCTATACTATTGAAGGAAACTATTCTGAAAAATGGTTTGATAGAAAAGAAGGTAGTTTTACAATACAACACGAAGTAGGTCATAATAATGGAATATTAATTACAGATTATTAAACATTAAATATGGAAGAAAATAAAGTATTAACACTAAAGTGGAAAGATAAAGAAATTAAACACGGGCAAAAAATAACAGCAAGTATAGCTAATGATAAACCAGTAGAATGCAGATTATCAATATTAAATGATAATAAATTCTATTTATGCCAAAACTATAAAAAAGGAGAATATTGCAATGATACATTTGAATACGCGTTTAGTTGGACTTTTAATAAAAGAAACAAAGATGACTTTACAGACAATATATTAATACATGAAGTATTTGATGACATTTATATTCCAAAAGATGGATTTATATATAGTACTGGAGTGAATGAAAAAGAATTTTGTATAATGGCAAAAGAGTACAAAGAAAAATCTTTAGTATCAAAAATAAGCTTTAGTATACAAAATTATCCATCATGTTGTGGAAGTAACATTATTCATTATATTAAATATAGTGGTTGTAATGATAAATTTTTAAAAAAAGTAAAAAACAAATTAATTGAAAATTATATAAATTTAACAGCAATATTAATAAAAGAGCAAAAAGAAGTATTTGAAAAAATGGATTTTAAACAAATAAATTCATTTATAAATACTAATTCAGGAAACAGATTATATATGTATGCATGGAATAGAAAAGATTAATTAAAAATAATTCAACTTTTTCTTGCAAATGTCAAATATATATATTATATTTGTTGGTTTTTACAAAATTAATTTTATGAAAAGATTATTAACTTATTTATTATCATTTACTTGTCTAATTGTATCTCCACATGAATTAAAAATTAATGATGCAATTATACATGAAACAGAAAAAGAATTTAAAATTTTATCATATAAAGATAAAGAATTTACACTTGGAAATCTGATAGAATATATTAAACTAAAAGATAGTGTAAATTATGAAACTATTTTAAGAATGACAGTTCTTGAAACAGGATGGTTTAAAAGTACATTATTTACTAAACACAATAATTTGTTTGGAATGATGTATCATAAAAGATATAGAAAAACTACCGCTAAAGGAGTTGCATTTCTATACTCTGTAAACTATCAAATAAATGACTCAACAGTAAAATGCATAACATATCATCCAAGCAGTTATAATCATTGGACAGAAAGTGTAGATGACTACTTTCTATTTCTTGATTACTGGAAAAATAAAGGGAAATGCCCACACGAGATGGGATATTATAACTTTCTATCAAAGATTGGATATGCCGTAGAAAAACACTATGTTAAAGCATTAAAATCTATTGATTTAGTTAAACTTTCTAAAAAACATAATTATAGATTGACATGATAATTGACGAAAAATTATTACAGGCATGTATTGATAAATGGGGTGTTGATGAACAAATCCGCATGATACAAGAAGAATGTCTTGAACTTGCTTTAGCAATAAGAAAATTTTATAGAAATAATCAAACTATAGAATATTATAATAAAGTTATAGATGAAATTGCTGATGTTGAATTAATGTTAGAACAAGCTAAATTTATTTTCGATCCATTTGCTATAGAAAAAAGATTAGAATATAAAGTTAACCGTTTAAAAGAAAGATTAAATGAATAAGTGGAATGATAAAAAACTGTGGAAAGATAGTAAAATATGGAGAGATTTTAACAAAAGTATAGGAATTATAGTATGGGGAACTATATTTATTATAAGTTTTATGATATTTATAATATATATATTTACTAATTAAATGATATATTTTGTTACAGAACAGAAAAAATTATTTGAAGAAGGAGATATTCAAATAGTAAGTGATTTGAGTAAATGCTTAGAATACTTCAAAGATAAAAATATTATTGAAGTAGATACAGAGACAGAATTTAATACAAGAAATCCTAAGCATTTACCAAATCCTTATGAAAATAAAGTATTATCTCTACAACTTGGAGACTTCAATAACCAGTTTGTAATAGATATTTCTACAATAGATATTACTCCACTAAAATCTTTATTTGAAGATCCTTTTAAAATAAAGATATTTTGTAATGCCTTTTTTGATCTAAGATTTATTCATCATTGGAAATTTAAGATAAAAAATGTATATGATATATTTCTTGCTGAATGTATATTATATAAAGGAAAAGTATTGCCAGATGGGTTTAGAGGATTAAACCAAATAAGTCAAAGATATTTAAACATAGAAATTTCTAAGGAAATAAGAGGACAAATACACTGGAGAGGATTAGGAAGTATAGCTGTAATAATATATGCTGCTACAGATGTTAAATATATGTCTCTTATAAGGGAAAAACAACTTGTTGAAATAAGAAAAATTAATAGTGAAGCATATCTTAATTTTGAAAATAGATATGTAATAGATTTGTCGTTAATGTCTTATCATGGATTTAAATTAAATGCTGAAAATTGGTTAAGAGTAAAGGAAAGTAATATCAAAAAATTACATGAAATATATGAACAACTAAATAATTATATTTTAGACAATAAATTAGACAAGTATATTGATTACACTTTATTTGGTAAATTTTGCAAGATAAAATGGACTTCATCAAAACAAGTTTTACCTTTATTTAAAGAACTTGGAATTAAAACTATTTTTCATGACAGAATTAGTGGTAAAGACAGAGATTCTGTTGATATTAAATTATTAAAAAGACAATCTAATAAATTTGAAATACTTCCAATTTATATTAAATATAAAGAATTAGAGAAAGAAATTACCACTTATGGAGAAGATTTTATAATTGATAATCTTAATCCTGTTACAAAAAGAATACACTCAGAATTTTTTCAAATAAATGACACATCTCGTCTTAGTTCTTCTAATCCAAATCTTCAAAATATACCGGGAAAAGATGGAGATGATACACATCCTCTCAGAAAATGTTTTGAAGCTGAAAAAGGAAATATATTAGTAATTTCAGATTATTCAGCCCAAGAACCCAGAATAACAGCAGAATACAGTAATGATCAAGTATTATTGGATTTTGTATTAAATGGTGACGGTGATTTTCATAGTTTTGTAAGTACATTAATTTCACCAAAATTATTTGGAAAAGAAGTTAAAGTAAGTAAAAAAAATAATCCATTAGTACCAAAATTAAACAAGAAAATTAGAGATATAGGAAAACAACTTAATCTAAAATTAAATTATGGCGGTACATCGTTTACATTAAAAGATGATCTTGAATGTTCAGAAGATGAAGCACAAGAAATTATAGATTTCCTGAATAACAGGACACCAGAATTGATGAAATATTTTGATAGATGTATAAGATTTGTATACAAAAATGGATATATAATTTCAGATAATTATTTTAAAAGCAGAACTTATTTTTATGGATATGATAGATTATGTGAATTACATAATAAACCATATAATAATAAAACTAAAGAAGAAATAAGTGAATATTATAAGTTAAGAGGTGAACTTGAAAGATTTGCAAAAAATAATCGTATACAGAATACTGGTGCTCTTATGATTAAAATGGCACACATTATGTTTAATGATAAGCTTGATGAACTTAATTTAGATGCTAAAGTTGTAAATAATATACACGATGAAATAGTTAGTGAAACAAAAAAAGAATTATCAGAAAAAGCAAAAGAATTATTAAACGAATGTATGATAAATGCAGGTAAATTCTGGTGTAAAAAAATACCAATGAAAACCGATAGTAGTATAAATAAATTATGGATTAAATAAAATATTATGAATATAAATGATAAAGAATATAATGAAGGATTAAAAACAAAATTAAGTATAGAATATGATGGAAATATATATAATATAGATGACTGTTTTTCCATGCAATATCCACATAATAATAAATATATTAATATTTATACAAAAGATAGAACATATTTTTCAAATAAAATACAATATGAAAAGTTTGGTTGTTATTATAAAGGTTTAATTGAAAAAAATTGGATAAAAGAAATAAGTATAGATGAACATAGTCAGTATTATAAATTTAATTATAAATATAAGACCTATCAACACACTAATAATAACGATCACGTAGTATACATAAATAATTTTAGTGAATACAATCCCACATTCAATTTTAAAGTTTATTTTCGTATAAACCAGTTTCCATCGTGTTGTGGATCAACAATAATACATAATATTCAGATACGTGATATAGATTTTTTTAAAAATAATTTATCTGAAATAATTGAAGCTAATTTTGATACTACTAATATTTTATGTACTTTAACCAAATTGAGTCAACAAAAAATAATAGGAATATTTACCGATTTTGGATTTAAAATTGTTGATGAATTTAATAATGCAAATACACATAGTGATATTTTAATTTTAAGTTATAATAGAAAATTATTATGAATATAGAGGATTTAAAAAAGGAAAGATCTGCTCTTAAAAAAACGAGAGCAGATTTAAAGAAAGAATTTGGAAAAAGCTTTTTTGACGAAGAATTGGATAAAAGAATTAATAATTTAACTTTACAGATACTTAAAGAAAATAACATATTAAAAGAGTAATGATGTTAAAATTTGTAAATGGAGACAACTTATATTTTTCATCAGATTTACATATCAATCATGTAAATATCTGTTATTCAACAAGTTCATGGAATAATAAAGAAACTTCAACAAGAAAATTTGATTCTATAAATCAAATGAATGAAGCTATATTATGTAATATTAATAAGATAGTCGATTTTAATGACCATTTATTTCTATTAGGTGATCATTTATTTAGGTTTAAATCTGTCAAAGACTATGAAACTCTTTTTAACAGATTTATTTGTAATAATATTTATATCTTATTTGGCAATCATTGTAATAGAAATAATTTAAAAGAAACTTGTAACAATTTAGAAAAAATTAAATTTATAGGAGATTATCTTGAAATAGAAGTTGGTGGTAAATTATTATGCATGTTTCATTATCCGGTAGAATCATGGAATGATAGACACCAAACTTCATACATGCTTCACGGGCATGAACATGGTAAAAACAGAACAATACCAAGAAGATTAGATGTTGGAATAGATAATTATTTTAAATTATTTGGTTCATATAAACCATTTTCTTGGAAAGAAATACAAAAAATATTAATATAATTATGTTACTACAAATTGAAAGTCCTTATTTTTGTGCTGGTGTAATTACAAATTATGAAGGTATTGTAATTACTGCTGCACCAATTATAAAATGGAGTATTGGAAAACATTTTCGTTGTTTAAATAAATATAAAATTACTAAATTAGATAAAGATGAAAGAAATAAATCTTAGAGAAATATTAGAAAAATATGATAAAGTCTTTTTTGAAGATAGTTCTGATTCAAAAGATACGGCTATACAAATAGATGATGTATTGTCAGCAATGAAAGAAGCATGTGAACATATAGTTGATTTATGTGAGGAGAATTTTGAAATAAATAGTAGATTAGAAGAAAATAATGAATATCATAAATGGATAGATAGTGAATCTATTCTTAAAGTAAAACAATTAATAAAATGAAAGATTTAAAATTACGTAAAATATTAAGAAAATATTATAACTTAAATAAAGATGAATCAGGTGATATGATTTATTACGAATGGGAAATTCTAAAAGCGATGAAAGAAGCATGCGAACAGACAGTAGACTTATGTGCTGAGAATGCTGAAGGAGATATTGATACTGATAATGAAACTTATTGTATAGCAACAGGAGGAGTAAACAAAGAATCTATTCTCGCAACTAAAAAACAAATTGTATGATAGACAATTTTAATCAAATAAAAAAACTACTTACATTTAATAGTGAAGATGATTTTTATTTCCTACAAATTATTAAACGTAAGAAAGAACATCCAGAAATGCCTAAATCAGTTAAAGTAGTTCATACATTTTATATATCATCTAAAGATAAATTAGATGAATTAAAAGATGAAATTATTCATATTTGTGAATATCATGATGCAAGAGCATATATAAATCTCAATAAAAGATCATTTGAAAAACTTGCATACCAAATGTTAAAACAAGTTACAGATTGTATTATGAATAAAGAATTTCGTTATATTAGAAAATCTTTTAATACAGTTTGTGGAAGATTTAGTAACGAAAATAAAGATACTAAGAAATGGATTATAGATGTTGATGAAAAAAATATAAGTCCATTAATGTTATCTTTTCTGGATTATGAATGTGAACCTATAAATATAGTTACATTTGATGATATAGGAATGCCAATTAAATCAAACTCTAAAATATATGATATTATTAAAACAAAAAATGGTTGGCACATAATTACTAAACCATTTAATATTGAAAAGTTTAAAGAAAAGTATCCTAATGTAGATATACATAAAGATTCTAATACTATTTTATATTGTAAATAAATAAAACATGAATATACAATTATTATTAATACTATTCTCAGTAATAGTATTCTTTGGATACGTTTCTTACATATGGAAACGTTATGGAGTTTTATACTCAATATCAGCAAGTTATTATGAATTACCAAGTAAACTACAGTTTATATTCACTTTAGTAACATGGGGTTATTGTTTACCACTTCTAATTGTTGGAAATAATCAATGGTTTTTTCTTGCAGGAGCATCATTAGCTTTTACAGGAGCATCTCCAGCATTTAAAGAAAAAGTAGAAGGATTAGTCCATGTTGGTGGAACAGTACTTGCAATATTATTTGCCAACATAGGAATACTATTAGCAGGATTTTGGTATGTTCCAGTAATACTTGGAGTAGTTTCTATTATTATAGCATTAATTAATAAGCACAGTACTTGGTGGATAGAAATAGTATCATATATTGGTGCAATAGTTGGACTACTATTAATAATTTTTAAGTAATGAGTAAATTAAGTGAATTAGCCGGAAAACGTAATTGGGCAATAGGAAGATTATCTTTTATACAAGCAAACTTTAAAAACTTGTGTGAAGAAGATTGTTTTACAGAATATGAAAGAATAAGACTTGTTGCTGCAATTAATGAAATTAAAGTTATACTTGATACAAAAGATTCAGGATACAGAGCAGTTAAAAATAAATTGTTAATTGAACTGGGTTTATATGAGTATAAAAATGAAAACTCGATTTAAGGGCATTTTTAAGCTGTCTGGTGCATTTTCATTAAAAGTGGAACTCAGGTATTACTTAATACAAAATAATTAATAAAAACAAACAAATTATGAATAAACAAATGTGTCTTGCTTTGTTAATATTCGGGATTATTCCTTTGATAATATTATTTTTATGTAGGGAACCTATTATTAACAATATTAAATTGTTCTATGAAGTTAAAGAACCGATCGAAGAATTAGATTCAACTTATCCATATTTTCGTATGTACCACGAAGATTGGGATTATTCCTTTAGTGATGTTATAGATTCATTTGCTTCGATGTCATTTAGAGTAGGATCTCA